CCCTGCCCGTGTCGAGGGCCGGCGCTGTCGCCACCGGCACCCGGTTCATCACGTACTCGCACCACCAGCGGAACGGGCAGTTGATGAACGACTGCACGCTGCTGACGTTGACGCGACGTATCTTCACTCTCCTGCCTGCCTTTCCAGCCAGTCCGGGGCAGCCATGCAGTCCGGCTTGTGAATCTCGGTCTCGCCGACCTTCCACTCTGCCTCGTCGGCATGGCACATGCAGTCGCACGACCAACGCCGCTCTTCCTCCGTGACCCGTACGCCCGCCACGTAGATGCAGGTGGCGAGCATGTGCCGACGGTAGGCCTCGTGCAGCTTCTGTGCGGCCTCGACCAGATTCACCACCGATCGGTTGCCCCAGTGGCCCTCGATCCGGACGTACTCTCCGGGCTGGTAGCCGTACTGACGCTGTAGCCGTTCGAGGTTACTCTCCACTCGGCTCCTCTTTCGGGTTGAGGTGGCCCGCATCGCCCAGCGGGATCGCACCGTCCTCGATGAGGCCGGCCAGCATGTCGGCCTTGGCCCCGGCGATCTTCGGATCGGTGTCGCCCGACGCCCGACGCAGAGGCTCACCCGGATTCACGGCGAGTGTCTCGGCAACGATGTCACGGACACCGACCGGCAGACGATCGTTGGCCGCATACTCCTGCGCCTCGGCCTCGGCCTGCAACTTGCGAGACAGGCCCTCGTTCTCCATGAAGTTCAGGGCCGCGTCCTCTGCACGCTCCAACTCGGCATCGCCGGGAGCCTCGACCTCGGTGTCGGTCTTCAGCAACTCGGGCTCGGGCAGAACCATCGCGAACTGCTTCTGGAGCACGACGCCAGCCTTCGCCTGCGACGGCAGGATCGAGATGACGCGCCAGCCCTGACCGTTGTTGAGCACCTCGCTCAGGAACTCGCCGAGGTTCAGCCGGGTCCCGTCCTTCAGGACCTTGCCGTGCGAGTCGTACTCGCGCGTGAGCGACCAGAACTCGTCGACCATGTCGACCCATGCCGGGCCCTGCGGCGTGTCCCGGTAGGTCGCCGTCTTGTAGTGATGGGCGATCTCGTACTTCAGGTCGTAGGCCGACCAGTCGACATCGCTGCCCTTGTTGGTCGCGCCCTTCTCACCGGCAACCGCCTCGCTGCCGGACTCGGTCTCGGCCTTCGGGGCCGCCGCCTGCTGCGAGACGAAGGCCTTGATCTGGGCCCGCTGCTCCTCGGTCAGGCTCGACTCGATCTGCTCGGGCGTGATCTCGACTTCGGGGGTCGGGTTCTGGGTCTCGTCACTCACTGGTGTTCTCCTTTTCGATGATGCTGACGTTGAGATGGCCGACGACGTAGGTTACGAAGTCGGTCTCCTTGCATTCGTAGTTGTACAGGCCGAGGAACTTACGGAAGTCCTCGACCTCACCGGGCATGACCCAGATGTGAAGCTGCGCGTCCTCCGGGTCCTCGGTGGCGGTCAGGTAGAACTGGGTGTCTGCCGGCAGCATGTCGATCAGTTCGATCGCCTTCAGGATGCTCCGGCGTTGGAGCGGGAAGTGCCGTACCTTCGTCATAGTTCCTCGCGAGGCTCGAAGGTGCGGCCGGGCGGCCACTCGAAGCAGTACTCTTCGTCCTTGATGTGGGTGGTGTAGCCGCTCCGCCGGAGGGCTGGGAGGAGTGGGGACTTCTTCTGCGGCTCGGCAACGCGGAACCAGACGTCGCTGCCCTGTCCGGCCCATGCCGCCCACTGGATGACTTCCTCGTACTCGTCGATCGACATCATGCTCGTCCGCTGCATCGCGATGCGGGCGAACCAGTGCTCGGCCTCGGGCTCCCGCCACATGTGGAGCAGGATCAGGGGCGACTTCTCCCAGATGCCGTCCTCGTCACGGTGGAAGTTGTACCAGACTTCGTTCTCGGTGTTGGGCCGCGCAGGCGAGAGCCGGGGCCACAGCTTCATGGTCGGTCGGGTCAGGGTCCAGCACCGGTCGGCCCAGACGAACTCCTCGTACGGCTGGAGCGAGGACGAGAGCCACTTCTGGTCGCCCGCATACTCGCGGCCCCAGAAGCCCAGCTTCGTCTTGTCGTTCGGGACGACGAGGACGTGCCCATCGAGCGGCTCCTGACCGGGAGCAGTCCAGAGCATCCCGAGGAACGGCGTCATCACGCGGCCGATGATGGGCTTGGGGTGCGGCAGCTTCCCGGCGATCGAGCGCATCTCGTCGAAGGCCCGAGGCAGGAAGATGTCGTCATCGTCCTGAGCCACGATGTAGTCGCCCATGACATGCTTGACGCCGTAGTTGCATTGGTCATGGCCCCATGTTCTCGTCTTCTGCGTCGCGACGTATCGGAAGGGCGGCCCGAACATGTCGACCACATCCTTCGAGGGCTGGTGGTAGCCGTCGCCAACGATGATGATGTCGTCGCCCGGGAGCAGGCCCTGCACCTTGATGCTGTTGAGGGTGCGGAGGAGGCTCAGTCGCCCGGGCGTAGGTATAAAACAGCCAATGTTGGGTCTCGTCACTTGCGCCTCCTTTTCCACGTTCGATCCATGTGACAGTTAGCGCAGACGACATCGCACTTAGCTATTTCTCTTAGTAGCACCTCTGGCGAATAGTCTATGCAACCACTGATATTGAACTTCTTCCGGCCCCGAACATGGTCGAACTGCATTATGTGTGGTTCGTATTGAATACCACAGTCGGTACAGGGCTTCGCCTTGTGAGTATTTACCAGAGCACGTCGTTCGGCTCGATACCGGGCTTTATGCTCCCGAACCGCAGCGGGATTTTTCGCTTGCCACTTCTTGTTCCGAGCACGATAAAGAGCCTTGTTCTTCTGGTAGTACTTTTTTGCCCATGCTGCTCTACGGGCGGAAGTCATTCGCTACCGCAATGATTCTCTGTATATCTTCCATTGTACACCACCAGCCGTTTGGCAGATTACATTGGTTGTTGTCGAACCACTCGATCATGCCGAGGCCACGGACCGGGCCGATGAAGCCCGGGTGCGTATCGCCTCGCCGATGGACACGGGAGCAGCCGACGCCGTTCGCATTCATGTACTTGACGAAGCGGTCCCGGTAGTTCTCGACGATCAGCGGATAGACCCAGTAGTTCGAGCGTTCGTCGTAGCTATGCTTCGTCACCCACGGGTTATCGATACCATCACTTAGCATTCGGGCATTGCGCCGATGCATACTGACGATGTCCTTCAAGTTCCGAAGATTCGCCAGACCAACCGCCGCCGAGACATCGTTCATGTGCCACTTCATGCCCGGCTCGATGATGTCCTGCTCGCACCGGAAGTCCTTCGAAGAGGTCCGATCGAGCCCGTACCAGCGGAGTAGCTTGAGGGCACGGACGATCGACTCCCGGACGACCGGGTCCTTCTGGTTGACGAAGACGCCGCCACCATCGATCGTGGTCAGGTGCTTGATCGGTCCGAAGCTGAAGCAGACGTAGTCGCCCAGTTCCTCCAGTTCGTACTCGGCGAGGAAGGGACCGTGGGCAGCGTCCTGAATCACCGGCACGTCGAACTGCTTGAGCCGATGGTAGTCGGGCAGCCGGCCGGTCCAGTCGACGCCGATGATGGCGTCGGCAGTTGGGTCGACATCCTCGGCCCGGATGAGGCCCTTGTGCGTGACGCCGGTCCAGAGGACCTCGGCACCACGGTTCAGGATCGGAGCGGCCGAGGCGATGCAGGTCATCGGGGTGCAAGCGACCTTGTCACGGTGGTCGATCTTCAGGTGCCGGAGGACCAGTTCGATCGCCGAGGTGCAGGAGTTGGTGCTGACGAAGGAGCCCTCGGGGAAGCCGTTGAACTTCTCGAACGCGCGCTCGAACTCGTCGACCTTCGGCCCCTGTCCGATGTAGCCAGACATGAGGACCTTCGCCGCTTCGCGAGGCGCGAGCCCGCTCATGCCGACCTTGAACAGTTGGATCACGGATGCTCCTTTCGCCACACAATGAGGCGGCGCAGATGCCGCCAGAGGTAGACGCAGGCGGCGAACGAGTTTCCCCGGGCGATGGCCCGGCGGTACTTCCTCATGGGTCTCACTCGGGCTTCCATTCGACCGGGATGATGACGCCGAGCGGGAACTTCTCGCCCTCGACGAAGCCGGCCTTCTTCATGATGTGACGGCTCGCATCGTTCCACTCCCAGACCTCGCCACGGAGCGGCCTGTGCCCGGACTTGAGATACTCGATGATGTGCTTCCCGTAGCCATTGCCTCGGGCGAAGGGCGAGACACCGTACGAGAACTCGTCGTAGCTGCCCTTGTCGTCGAGCGAGCACCAACCAACCGTGATGCTCCGGGCGAGAGTCACGTCTTGAACCTTGAAAATCCAGTGCCGCTTCTTGGTCGTGTTCCGGTAGTACTGCTGCTCGACCCGGCTGATCTCCTTCTGGTACCGGGTCATCCCATCGGCCGTAGCATTCCGAAGGAGCCGGAGCAACTCCCAGTCCTCGTCGAACTGAACGTAGAAGGCGTGCGGGTAGAGCGGGTTCATCGCTCGATCACCATCAGCACCTCGGACATCGGCACGATGAAGGCCTCGACCTGCTGGCCCTCGACCTCGGTCGTGACCGGAGCGCCCGAGTAGTCGGACAGGACGACCATGTCGCCCGGCGTCACGTCCTCGGTGATGTGGGCACCAACGGCAAGAACCCCCGCGAATGGCGAAGGGCGCTCGCTGATCGTCTCGGGCAGCACGAGCAGCGAGGAGGTCAGTCGAGGTTCGGCGATTCGGGTGACGAGGATTCGGTTTCCGTAGGGGGCGAGCATGGGTCCTCCGCTTCGTAGAGCGTGAACGAGTTGTCGGCGACGTTGTAGCAGGTACCGCCCACTGGGGCATCGACCTGCATGTCGGGGTTGACCATCACTTCACGGAAGGAGATGCGGACCTCGGCACCGTCCGAGGCCATCAGGAGCGCCCTCCGTAGCTGCTGGACGATCACGGCTTGTTCCACTCGTCGCGGAAGAAGTCGTAGCCGGTCATCAGACCGACGAAGAGCCCGACCACGATCACGACGACGAACAGGGTCGGGACCGAGACGATGAGGCCGATACGGTGGAAGGTGAACTGTCTCACAGGTTCTTCTCCTTGATGGTGTCGAAGATCGAGGTCAGCATCGCGATCCGCTCCGGGTCCGGGGGTTGCGGCTTCTCGGTGACGGGAGCGATCAGGATGTCGATCTGGTTGGTAGGACCGTAGACGTACCAGTGGTCGTTCCGGCGGGCGATCCGGATGTTACTGAGGACGCGGGTGGTGGCTTCCTCGTTGGTGTTCAGCATCGCCGTCAGGAACTCGCCCAGCAGCCGAAGCTGCGGGTTGCTCTGGACCGACCTGAAGACCTGCTCGTAGGTCACTTGCGGTAGTCCTCGTAGAGGCCCTGATTGGTGATGGCGACGATGTCTCCACCCTCCGACTGTGCGACCATGTCGGCCGAGTGGAGAGACATGAAGAGCATCGCCCGGTACGGATCGACGACCCACTGCATCGAACCGTCGTCCTCGACCGCAAGGTACTCCTCGATCAGGTAGCCCTCGGCGACGTGAGTCTTCTTCAGGACGAAGAACGGGTTCAGCGGCGAGACGAGACGGCTCATGGCTTGAATACCTTCTTGAGTGAGAGGAACCAGCCGTACGGAATCCTGATCCACCAGCCGAGCCGCTGCTCGGTGACTGGCTTCAGAACGTCCGTGACCCACTGGTGATACGTGTCCTTGGCCTTGACCTTCGGGGCCATCGAGAAGAAGGGCGTGTCGATCGGATCGATGAGCGTGATCTGCTCGATGAACTCGATCTTCTGGGTCCCGTCCTCGATCCCGAAACGCCGGTCCCTGATCCGGTCGGCCAGTAGCGGCTGACCATGGTCACGGAGGACCTGCTCCGAGTAGCGGAGGGCGGCGCAGTATCCAGACCTGAAGGACTGATCCGCCCGGTGCGAGTGGGCCTTCACTGCCGCCCGGTACTTCGCCCGGGTGATGCGGAGCCGGGCCTCCAGAAGCTGGGTCCTAGTGACCCGTGGCTTCGGCAGCTTCCTCGCGTTGCGTCTCGCTCGCTTCTTCACTCTTCACCTCCGTAGGCATGAACTGCTGCTCCAGCAGCGAGGCCTTGTACCACTCGGGCGCACCAGCCGTGAAGCCACGACGTGCCTTGTTCCACGCCCACTTGAAGAGCATCTCCATGATCTCGGCCTTGCACTCGTTCTCGATGTCGGCCGTGATCTCGGGCAGCAGCTTGGCGATGTCCTGCGGCGTGTTCGTGATCTCGCCCCGCTCGCGCAGGTGCTGGACGGCCTTGGCCCAGCGGGCAGGAGTCCGGTACTTCGAGATGAGCACGTCGATGATGTCGGCCGAGATGGGGTTCGCCTTCTTCCACTCGCCCTTGTGGACCTCGCGGAACTCGGGCGAGACGTACTTGCCGAAGAGCGGCTTGCCGTCCTTTCCGAAGCGGCCGGCATTCTTCACGACGACGCCCTCGATCTGCTGGCCCCCGAGGATGGAGGTCTGCTTGAGGAGCGACTTGAAGAAGTCGAGGTCGGTGATCCGGCCCTCGAAGATGACCGGCACGATCTCCAGCCCGAGGCGCGCGGCCTCCTGCTCCTTCTGGGCCCGGGGCATGTACTCCTCGGTCCCGGTCGTCACGTCGAAGAGGATGATGTACTTGGCCGGTACGCGGTCGTAGGCGAGAGCGTTGTGCTTCGGCTGCTGGAGGAACTCGCCACGGTAGGTCCAGCCCGGCATGAGGAGCGGGGCCAGTTCCTTGACGGTCGCGACGGCCTTGTTGAACATCCCCTCGGGGTTCTCGATGTCCATCACGACGCCCTTCGAGCGGACGTGCAGAACGTGCTCCATGTCGATGCCGAACGAGAACTGCGAGCCGTCGACCTTCTCCTCGACGAGGACTTCATCGAGCAGCAGGTCGGCGACGGACGGGTGCCCGAGGTTCCACACCTTCGGGTATGCTGAGAAGCTGTTCATTTCTTCTTGGCCTTTCTCTTGGCGATCTGCTTCTGGACTGCGGTGGCGAGGTCGGCCTGCTCCTGCTCGGGGCAGTTCTTGGCGCGGTGGCCCGGCTTGCGGCAGATGCTGCACGCGCGCTTGCCGGCAGGGAGCGGGGCCGGGACGTTGCCCTTCGAGGCAGCGCCCTCGGTGAGGAACTTCTCCAGTTCGATCGAGGTCTCGGTCTTGGTCGTGCCGTACGAGACGCGCTTGACCGAAGGATTGTCACTCACCTCATCGGCAGCCGAGAGCGCAAGCTGGTCGGCGTCCGAGAGGAGGTGAGTGATGACGATGTCGATGCGGCTGCGGTACGAGAGGACGGTCGTCGTGAACTTGCGGAGTTCCTCGGCGACCTCCTTCGCGATGGCCTTCAGGGCCGCACGCTCTTCGGCTGCACTCACTTGACCCCCATGATCTCGATGATCTGGAAGAGGTCACGATGGAAGGCGTAGCCGTGCTTCAGCATCGAGCCCTCGATGAAGGACTCGGCATCGTGGTACCGGAGGAAGAGCGCGTCCAGCTTGTTGTTGTAGACGACGGCGAAGGCAGGCTCGAACGTCTCCTCGCGGATGGTGGTCATGACCATCTTCATGCTGCCCTCCGGATGAAGAGGAAGTCGGAGACGCGCTTCAGGCCGAACTGGCTGTGGATGCCGGAGCAGCAGAGGGTCAGGACGCTGCCGTCGGTGCCCTCGTAGAGGCTGACGGTCAGGACGCTGCCGTACGGGTCCTTCTTGATCTCGGTCCGGGCATAGACCTTCCAGCCCGCGCCGGGACGGAAGTCCTCCTTGCGACCGGCCATGACCTCGATCTTGGCGAGGAAGCCGAACCGCTTCTGGAGCGCCAGCTTGGCCTCCATGAAGAGGGCCATCGTGTAGCGGTAGCCAGTCGCGGTCGAGGCGATGACGTAGTTGGACGAGGTATTCAGGTCGTACGTTCTCACTGCTTTCCCTTTCGATTGGGGTAGAAGGTAGGTGTCAGGTTGCAGTTCACGGCCACTGATCCACTCGGGACCTTGCGTCCTCGCGGAACTTCTCCTTCAGCTTGCGGGCATTCCGGACAGACTTCTTCCGAGACTTCGCTTCCTTCGATGCGGCGGAACTCAACCCACTCGTGTCCAGCCCCGCATCGGTAGGTGTACTGCGGCATTGCTCCTCCATCACGTCGTCGAGGTCGTCGGGCTCATGCTGCTGGGCGAGCCTCGTCCACTCGTTCCTGTTCACGGCCTGATGTCCTCGATCCCCTTGAAGGTGTAGCCGCCTCGCGGCCAGTAGTCGGACGGCGGGAACGGCTTGACCCGGCTGAAGTCGATCTGCTTGAACTCGCGCACGATCATGTGGCTGAGTTGCGTGATGATGACCTCGGCCATCTCCTTCAGGTTGTAGGACCGTTCGGCGAGCGAGGTTGCCATCGTGGCATACATCACGTAGCGGTTGCCGAACTCGAAGGGCCCGTACTCCATCTTGAGCCGGAGGACCTCCTTCGAGACCATCGCCAGAGCGGCCTCGGCCCTCTCGGCCCGCTCACGCGCCAGTGCCTGAATCCCCCGCTCCTTCTGTTCGAACAGTTGCGTCAACCGCTCTCTTTCGGCGGCGACTTCCCGGGCGACCTGCTGCCGATACGACTGGCGGAGGCGGCGGCGCGTTGCCTTGATCGCCATCGCCTGCTTGTTCCGCTTGTTTCTCCACCACTTCGCTGCCACTGGTCTCTCCGATCTTGGTCTTGAGGACTTCGTAGACGGGCTTGCCCTCGGGGCTGGCCGTCTGGAAGATGAGGCCGTTCGTCTTCAGGGCTTGGATCGCGTTCCGGACACCCTTGTTGAATCGGCCCTCGTCGGTCCACGTCTGCTGGGTCGTGTTGTTCCGCCAGTCGCTCTTCCAGATTTCCGCGATGATCGTGGTCGCCCGCTGTCTCGGGTGTTCGGCGATGTAGCGGAGGACCTCCTTGCCCAGTTCGCCGTTGACGACCCGCTCTTCCTTCTTGTTGGTGATGACCAACTCGTCGGTGTAGCAGAGTGAGGCGATCTTCGGGTCCGACACGTTCATCTGGTACGCGAAGTTGGCCGGCGTGATGCCACGGAACTTCTTGTACTCGACGGCGATCTTGTACTTGTCCTTGAGCGACGGGTTCAACTGAATCCACGAGTCGAGAGCGCCGAACTGGGACGAGGCACCGCGCCAGTCGGAGCCGTCGTTGAACTCGGTCCGCTTCGAGTTGTGGTGGATCAGGATGACGGCAGCGTTCGTTGCCTCGGCGATCCAACGGATGTGCCGGAAGACCTCCTCCATGTCGGTGTTGTCGTTCTGGTTGGCACGGGTCAGCTTCGAGACCGTGTCGAAGACGATGACGTGGAAGCCCTTCTCCTTCTCGGCCCCCTCGTCGTTGACATGGAAGTCGCCCCACTCGAACGAGTTGTGGGTCGCGATCAGCTTCCGAACCTCGTCCCTGTCCTCGAACATGAAGGAGGACTGGATGAGGAAGCGGACCGGCTCGTAGATGTGGGCGGCGAGTTCGACGTGGCTCGTGAGACGGGTCCACTGACGAGCGTAGTCGTAGAGGGACGAGTCTGAGCCCACGAACAGTACGCCGCCACGGCGTGCCTTGAAGCGGCCGAGGAAGAGTTCCCCGGAGCCCACGGACTGGGCTATCGCCATGGCTAGCCACGACTTACCGGCCCCGGGCTGGCTGGTGATGCCCATGATTCCGCCGACCGGGAGGAAGTCGTCGATCTGCATGGCGGGCGGATCGATCGTGTAGAGGTGGTGGCCGGTCGTCAGCTTGTACGGCCGGACCGACTCGATCCCCTGCAAGATGGGGTGGCTCTTCTTCACTCGGTGACCTCGTAGATGGTGGTGACACGGACGGGAACCAACTTGCAGTGGGCGAGCGACGTGAAGTCTGGGTTGGTCCGGTGGAGGCCGGGATGCCACGTCATGTCGGTCGCGTCGTGACAGTAGCGCGGGTCCGAAAGCTGGGCCTGATGGATCGTGCCGAAGCCGTCCGGGTCGTCGCTGACAGGACGCATCGCGTTCCCATCCTGCTCCCGGCGAGACCAGAAGCGGTTCGGATTGTCGGGATGCTGGGCCACGACGTACACACGAGAGACGGTCGTCTTCATGAGGGCCACGCAATGAGGGCAGGGCGGACCATCCCGTAGTACCACGCGGGGAAGACCTCGACGTCGAGGGTCAGGGTCGCGACGCCGATGGCGATGACGAACCCCCAGATCATGGTCTCTTTCCTGCCTCTCCGAGCAGGTCGTCGATCGACCAGCGGAGGGTCTCGGGTGGGAGTACGGGAGGTGCGGGCGGCTGATCGTTCAGGCTCTTCATGAAGCGGCGGGCAGCCAGTTCGGCACGGTAGGCATAGCCGTAGTAGTCGGTCCGGAAGAACCACCGCTCCTTGTTGGGCCCGTTCACGATGAAGGTCTGCGGGTCCCGGCCATGGTTGCCAGCGAAGTCGTCGTAGGTCAGGAAGTACCGCTTCTGGGGCTCATCCTCGTAGTTCAAGGTTCCGGACCTCCCTCATCCCGGCAGCGCAAGCCCTGCTCCGTTCCGAGCAGCCGACCAGAAGCCGGCCGAGAGTGTCACCGATCTCGGTTCCCTTGCCGAACTCGTCCCAAGCGGCCTTCTCCTCGGAGTCGGCGAGGTCGTCGAAGACCTTGGCAAGTTCCTCGCGGAGCGTCATCGGTCCTCCGAGGTGACGTGGAGCGCGTTGCTGGCCGAGGGATGGACCACGAGGCTGCTCGACTTCCGGTGCCCGTAGCCGCTGATGTAGAGCGACCGCTTGCTGCCAGAGAGCCGGTTGAGGCCGTGGGCCAGAACGACGTCGATCGCGAACTCGTCTGGCTCGATCCAGAAGCGGAGCCGGGTATCGATCGGAAGCTGCTTGACATGGTCGGCATAGGGCTCGACGAGGATGCCGACCTGAGTCTCGCGCTTGACGATGTTGTTCTGCTCGGCAAGCTGCTTCTCCAACGAGGCGATCTTGTCGCGCTGGATGCGGATGTGGTCCCGGGCCCACTTGGGCAGCCGCAGGATGTCGTGTACGGGGGTGCTCACAGGTCAATCCTTGTAGGGGTCGATGGTGTCCCGACCGGCCATTGCGACGCCGATGGGGAAGAGCGTGTGGTCGATGTGGAGCGTGGTCTCGTGGTGGTTCAGGACCGAGACGAGCCGCTTGTAGGCCTGCGGTGCCTCGTCGAGGTCGCCGCCACGGAGTTCGATCCCGTCCATCCATTGCATCCACTCGTCGTGACGGACGAGGCCCTGCGTGCGCTGCTTCTTGCCGTTGGCGTCCCGTACGAACTTGCCCCGGGCAGCGGTCCGGGACATCGCCCGACCTGCACCGTGGACGGTCGAGTCGACCGTGTAGAGCCGGTCGTCATGGTCGACGCCGGTCACGATGTAGGAGGGCTCGCCCATGCTGGAGCCGATGAAGCCGCGCATCCCGGGAGCCATCGGGGTCGCGCCCTTACGGACGACCCAGACGTCCTCGTCGAGATGCCGCTCCTGCCATGCGAAGTTGTGGTGGTTGTGGACCTCTTCGAGGATATGGCCCCCGATGATCGAGGCGACCTCGTTGCAGACCCAGTCCCGGCCGGCATAGGCGTACTCGCCGGCCAGCGTCATGCACTCGATGTACTCCTGACCGAGAGTGCTGTGGATCGAGAGGACGAGCGGCTCGGCATTGATCTGGTCCTTCGCACCTCCGGCCTTGAGGAACCATGTGGCCGTCTTGTGGCCGAGCCCGCGCGAACCGAAGTGGCAGCCGACCCAGACACGGCCCTGCTCGTCGTGGAAGATGTCGACGTAGTGGTTGCCTGCCCCGACCGTGCCAAGCTGGTTGGCGGCCATCCGCTTGAGCGGCTTGAGGGCCGGATGGTCCCAGCGGCTGTCGCCTCGGTCGAACATGGGATGCTCGACGGGAGTGTCGTTGTTACGGCCCATGCCGAACGAGATGCGGCGGGTGACCTCGTCCATGATCGAGCCGATATTGCGCCGGACATAGTCGAGGTCCTCGTCCAGTCGGACGGCCTTGTTGCCGCAGCCGATGTCGTAGCCGACGCCCGAGGGCGAGATGGCATCCTTGTAGACCACGACGCCACCGATCGGGACCGCGTAGCCGAGGTGGTGGTCGGCCATCAGGGCGACATACTCGGCAGAGCGGAGGCAGGTCTGGGCCTGTGCGACTGCGCCCGGGTCGAGCGGGTCACCGAAGGCGACGAGGTTCGTTGCGATTTGGGTCTTCATGGGACCTTTCAAGTTGGGGGGCTGACAGTGACGTTGCAACCCCAATCCTACGGGCAGATTCGGTAGCGGCCCCCGTCCGGAGACGGCGGTGCTTCCCGGGGCTGATTCTGCCAGAACCCCACATCTGACGGCCCGTCCCTGCTGTATTCCCCGGCCGAGTGAGGCGAAGCGTAGCCTTTTCCTCGACGAAGGGCCGGGTCTGTAACGGGCTAGGATGCTACGTCCTTACGGGCCGCCACTGCTACCGGGCCATCGTGGCCGCGAAGATCAGGGCCATGGCCCCGAAGAAGGCCCCCATCATGGGGACCCCGGCGAAGATGGCCGTGACCGCACTCATGCCACCACCCAGATCGTCGTACGGCGGCCGAAGTGGGAGGTCGAGTTCTTGCCGCTCGACGTGACGAGGCCGGCCCGGCGCAGTTCGGCGACGGCCGAGCGGAGGCGGCTCGGCGAGAAGCGGCCCTTCAGGCTGCTGGCCTCCAACTCCTCGAACGTGTAGCCGATCGAGCCGATGTTGGTGAAGAGGTTGAGGACGGCCTGCTGTGACGGGGTGAGGGCGACGGCGGTGCTCGTGCTCATGTGAGAACTCCTTCTCGTGTGGTGTGGTTAGGACTTTCATCACGGGGTACGTACATAGCATACCAGCCCTAGTGGGTGATGCAAGGGAAATCGTTCAGGCCGCTAACCTATTGGCCTGCAAGGTCTTCCTCCTCTTCGGTCGGCGGGTTCCGGTGAGTGTCGAGGGTCAGGCCGAACTTGCGCCAGACCTTGATGTCGAGCGTGATCCGGAGCCAGTGGTACCGCTCGGCGTAGCCGTAGGAGGTGCCCCGGGCGATCCAGAACCAGCCCCAGTCGCCGTAGGCGGTGAGCCGGTGCCGCTCGATTCTAACGACAGTCTTCAGACTTCTGAAGAACTTCTTGATGCCCATTTGAGGCCTCCCAAGTGGCCCTATTTCCAACTATTCTTTTGTCTAACTACAGACGTAATACGTCTAGACTAGATTCAACACACACTGCTGCGGGTCTACGACCCCGCGCTCGCTGGAGGCTCGCATGAGACCCCAGCATTGTGATTGTTACCCGCCGACCCGCTAGAGCCTGCCGTACGGGTCGAGCCGGGCGCAGTCGGGGCAGACTCGGGAGCCGGCTGGTGGGGTGGCCGAGATGGGGCCCTTGACCGGCTCGCCGCAGAGGCCGGTGCCGGGAGCATCGAGGTAGACGATGTGGACCCAGCGGACCTCACGGGCTGGTGCCTCGCTGGGTGCTTCTTGAGTGAGCGTTCTCATCAGGACCTCGCCCGGTTCCCGACCTTGGCCGAGTCGGGCACCTGATGGGGGATGAGCAGGAAGTAGGCCCCGGCCGGAATCTGGGTCCAGTGCTTTCCGGGCCGGCCGTGCTTGTCGGGCTCGACCAGCAGGAGGCCGCCCACGTTCCAGCGGCTGTACCAGACGTGGGTCGGTGGCATCGGGGCCGAGTCGACCTTGATGTCGTGGTTCGGGGCCCGGGACCGGGTCGCCACCGGGACGACTGAGGCCGGCACCTCTCGCGAGGCAGGCTCCGGCTCCCGGCAACCGCCCGTCACTCCCCAGAGGAAGGCCAGTTCGGCGATGATGATGAGCATGAGCCCGAAGAGGAAGCGGCCCCAGCGGTTCCGGCTCACGTCCGGTCACCCCTCATGTCGACCTCGTGGATCAGTTCCTCGATGGCCCGGCCGAGGTCCTTCAGCCGAGAGAGGGAGGTCACCTTCGCGTCGGCACTGGTGCCCCCGTAGATGATGAGGGCGCTCTCGCCGACCTTGACCTCGATGTCGCCGTTGGTCCCGCTCCGCCAGACCGAGGTGCTACCGACATCGGCCCGGACATTGTCGTTGAAGCTAATGCGCTTGACGGTCATCTCTTCTCCTTCAGCATCTGCTCGATGCGTAGAACGTGGACGTAGGTCGAGTCGGCGATGGCCCCACCCCGGTCGTTCCCGGGCAAGCCGAGAGACGACCGGTGGTGGGAGTCGGCCATGAGAAGCGTCGCGAACATTGCGATCACCGCCGCCAGCCCGAAGAGGGCTAGGATGGACTTCATGACTGTGCCTCCAGCCAGAGGCCCTTCTGCCTGTCCGACCGGACGGGGATACCTTGCTTCCGCAGTTTCTGCGTGAGGAAGGACAGCCGGGCGTAGTCATGGTCGTGGGGATCACCCCCCAACTTCACGAACAGGGTGATCTGCTTCTGAGGTTCAGGGCCGAGCAGGCTGAGTAGCTCCTGCTCGGTCATGGTGTGAACCTTCCGGAACTTCACTTGTCCTCCAGTGTGGGCCTGACCCACAGTTCGGGAAACTCGTGGGCCACCTGAGCGCCCACGGCGTAGAAGGGCATCCCGGTCAGCCACGACATCCCGAGATACCAGTTGTGCTTCAGCCCCTTGTGCAACTCGTCCCGCACCCGCTCGACCGAGACGACGTCTCTCGTGAGGAGTTTCGCGCAGGGATGGAGAGACTCGACGAGGCTGTTCGCCACCGTCAACTGCCGGGTTACGGCGAAGCGCCATGCCCGGAGCATCCGGAGCGGGTCCTCCATGAAGCGGTCCCACGGGTTCCCGACCGTCCGGAGGTGCCGGTTCGCGCAGTGGACAGAGCCGTCGAACGGGTCGGTCCAGAGCCCGTCCTCGCTCACTGCCACAGCGTTGACCGTGAAGTCCCTCCGCTTGAGGTCGGTCACCAGATCGGTAGGCGTCACCGTGTCCGGGTGCCGCCCGTCCGAGTACATCGTCTCGGCACGGCAGAGCGTGAAGTCGGCCGCCACCATCACCCGACCGGTCTTCCGCTCGTGGTCGCTGGTCGGCGGGAGAAGCCCCCCGAAACTTCCGAGAGCCCTGCGAGGCATCTGCCCCCGGACCGTCACGAACTGGGGTCGTGCCTGCCACACCACGAGCCCACGGGCCACGAGGTCTTCGAGCATCTCGTCGAACGAGTTGGCCTCGACCGCGAAGTCAAGGTCAGCCTTCGACGTGTCCATCTTGAGGAGGTGGTCTCTGACCTTCCCTCCAGTGAGGTGCAGTTTCATGTGCGTGCCTCCTTAGTCCTCGTCGATGTCGTCGTCATCGATGTCCTCGTCGACTGCGAAGCCGTCGTCGTTGGGGCCGAACAGGTCGACCTCCTCGACGTCGATGCTGTTGCTCTCGAAGAACTGCTTCACGTACTTGGTCACGTCGGTCCTGATGTAGAGGGCCATCGTGTCCCGTGTGAGGAACCCGCCGTCGTAGTTGTCGACGGTCTTCAGCACCTCCCGTACGATGTTGTCGACTGTCTCCTGCTGCGTCATCTTCGCCTCCCGAACAGAATCCAGAGAATCACGATGGCAGCGAGCAGCGTCATTGCCCACCCAGCATCGACAGTGCGACGTTGTTCTGCTCCCTGAGCCTGAGCATCTCCTTCCGGTTGCCCTCCCGCTCCTTCCGGTGGTAGTCGGCGACCTCGCGCTCGCTCACCACACGAGGCGGCTGCCGCTTGTACGCTCCGATGGGCCCGGGCCTGAACGGCTCCAGCTTGCCAGCGTATCGCAACTGTGCGGTCTCCCGCAAGATGGCCGAGACGGTCGAGTCGATGAAGCTGCCAGAGGCCTTGCCCCAACTGACAGTGGCGTCGTTCGCTCCCTTGTACCAGCGTGCCGTGGTCGCATCGATCCCGACATGCTCATCCTCGAAGGTGCCGAAGGTCGGGTTCAGGTCCTGAAGTTTCAGTCCCCGGTAGGTGTTCATGACTTCGGCTTCCGGTACGGCAGGCGCTTCGTCCGCTCGAACTCGATGGCCGGGTGCGTGCCGGTCGCGCCGATGTAGCGCATCACTTCCCGGCGGGTGGCACGGCTGCTGCTCCGGATCGCGAAGCAGGGCACGTTGTCCTCCTTGCCCGCCATCTCGTAGGTGAAGAACGGGTGGCCGGGCGGGCCGATGAGGATGGTCTCGTCGTCCTTGTGAACGACTCGGGTCTGGCCGTTGCAGGGCCCACCCACGAGCCGCACCGTGATGGTACGGCCCGACAGGTCGCGTTCGTTGCTCATGCGTGTCTCTCCTCGAACGACTGCATCCAGTAGGTCAGGATGGCAGCCGCCTTGTCCTTGGGAAGTCTGAACGCGCTCATCAGGTACGGACGTGCGCCGTACATGTTGGTCACGCCACTCTCGCGCAGCTTGTCGAGGTAGGTCAGGTGCTTGTCCTCGACGAATGCAGGCCGCTCGACCATCACTCCTCCATCTCGTCGATCGACTCGGTCAGGATGCTGAACTGGGACTCGATGCCGTCGAACCGCTGCCACACCTCGTCCGTCTCCTCGTTGCGGTCGACCTGCACACGCAGGGTGTTCAGGTCCGCGATGAGGTTCGCGAGTTGCGACTGGATGCGCTCCTTCAGTTCCTTGTTCACTTCTTGCTCTCCTTCTGGCCGCCCACGTTGGGCTTGCCATGCTTGGTGGTCGAGCCGTAGGCACGGCCCTGCTTGTAGACGGCCGGGATGGTCGTCACGACCACCTCGTACTCGCCCGTGGTCGGGTTCAGCTTGATGGCCCGCTCGGTCTTCTCGGGCTCGATGAGCGTGTGGTTGACGGCCTGCTTGATGCCGCCCTTCTGCTTCGCGTGCTTGCGTGCCATGTCACTTCCTCGTGGTGTAGGGAGAGTCGTACGGCGTGATGTTGTCGGGGATGTTGACCTGCCCGTTCCCCGAGGGGGTGTAGACGTGCTGGTCGACCTTCTCACGGACGACGAGGCCACCGATGCCGTGCGCCGCCATGAGGACGAACATCAGGACCGTGGCCCCTGTGATGGTGGCGATGAACCCCATGAGCGCAACCAGAATGTAGTCGCCCATGCCACCGTCGGTGTAGCTGTGACTCGGGTCCCAGTACTGCGTGAGGTAGAGGCCCAGCCAATGGAGGCCGGCTCGTACCTGCGGCCGTGGAAGGCCCGGACCGTGCTGGTCCCGTTGTCGATGAGGACGCGCTGCTTCGGGTTCATGTCCTCCTCGGCGATGGCCTTGGTCAGCCGGTTGTTGACGACGGCCGCGGCCACCTTCGGATCGAGGCGGGCGAGCAGGTCCCGGGGCACGGCCAACTGAGAGAGCAACTGGCCGGCCGTCCAGTGGTTCAGGATGGCCCGGCGATTGCTGCCCACGAGGGTGAAGTTGCCGTTGACCTCGACCTCGACCTGACGCAGGTCGACTCGGCCATCGACCGAGTTGGTCTTGCGGGCCCGTACACTGGCGGCCAAGGCGGCGAGAGTGGTGAACCGCTCGTCGGCGGGACGGCTGGCCCACTGCTTGTGGGCGATGTCGATGGTGCTCATGCGTGAGTTCTCCTCTGGGTTAGACGACGTGGAAGAGGTCGGGACGGTTGAAGACTTCGAGTTCGGCCATCAGGCCGGGGCTGACCTCGATGCGGTCGAGGTACTCGCGCGGCTCGCCCTCCCACGGCCCGTAGCAGGAGCAGTGGCTGAGACCGATGAGCGCGACCTTGCCATTCTTGAAGATGAGCGCGTGGCCCGCGCCGCAGTAGCTGCCGACCGAGTACCAGTAGATGACCTCGTCGGCCCCTGCGTAGTTGTCGGGCGGCGCACTGTCGACGGGGTCGTAGTCGCCGTTGTCGAACTGCTTGGGCGACGGGACACGGGTGATGTTCACTTGGCCTCCTGCGAGATGACCGTGTAGTGGAACAGCGTGGACGAGCCGGTCACGAGGACCTTCTCGGTGGTGACGGTGCGGCCGTTGCCACGGGCCAGCGAGGCACGGAAGCGGGCCTCCTTGGCATCGACGCCCGTGTACTCGATGCGGTGCTCGGGCAGGCGAATCTTCAGGATGCTGGTGTGCATGGTTCAGTTCCTCCGGTTGAGGCGGTACGCTGCGCGCAGGTCCGAGGCGAGCATCCACTCTCGGCTGCCGTTCACGCTCACGAGCACGCGCTTGACGGTGCCGTCCCACGCGCTACTGGTGTCCTTCACGACGGCGGTGACGTCCGGGTTGGCGATGCTGCGCCACCTGTCACCGACGCGAGGCTGGGTCGGGAGGCTACTCGTCGCTCTCACTGTCGTAGTCCTCCTCGGCCCACAGGTCGTCCTCATCCTCGTCGAGGTCATCCTCCCCATCCCAGAGGTCGTCCTCGTCGTCCTCGAACGGTTCCTCGTCGAGGTAGTCGTCGGAGCAGTCGTCGGAGCAGAAGTCCGAGTCGCTGTCGAGAGGGATGGGCGAGTCACAGTACAGGCATCGCTCTTTCATGCGACACGCTCCTTGGGGAAGAGGTGAGCGACCGAGACGTCGACGAGGTGCTGGTCGGCCGGCACGACGGTGCCGATGAGGCCAGTGGCCGCGAGGATGTCACGGCCAGACTGCTCACCCTGAATCGGGATGAGGATGAAGTATCCGTTCACTTGCACTCCCTCTGGCAACGCTCGCAGATGACGGCGTCGCCCTCGTTGTGGGTCTCGTTGACGACGTCGCGCACGTTGCAGCGACCGCTCGACGAGTTGTGGCCCTTGTAGCATTCGCACCGGGCCGCCCAGTTCAGCATCTTCGGATGCTTGATGCAGGGCTTGTGCGTGTTGGTGCGTTCGCTGAAGGTCCGGAAGAGGCAGCCCTTGATGGGGCAGAACCTCTCCGGGTGTTCCTCCTTCTCCTTCGCGACCTTGGCTGCGGTGCTGAAGCGTCCCATGCTCACCTCTTCTCGCGGATGTACTCGACCTTCTCGATGGGCAGGAAGTACGTGGGCCCGTCCTTCTGGTCGATGACGATGTCGCCTGACGTCGTGTTGCGGTTCAGGCGGGCGAACGTGTCCTCGGTCACGAGGAGCGTGATGCGGACCTTCGTTCTCACTTGTGCCTCGTCTTTCTCGCCCCGAGTGGGGGCGTGCTGGTGCAGGGTGGGACCCACGCGCAGACGATGAGGGTGAACCAGAAGCAGAGGAGGAGCAGGACGTCCCAGAAGGTCTTCATGCTACCACCTCGTTGCCGGCGTCGTCAACCTCGACGACCTCGGTGTCGAAGTCACCGTTGCAGTCGAGCATGTTCTGCCCGGCCTCGTCCTCGTCCACCGCGTAGACGTAGGCGGTGTACGTGACCCGGTACCGCTTGACCTCACTGACCTTGACCATCAGGCCACCTCGCTCTCTTCGGTGATGACGCGCCAGTCGTCGGCCTCACCGCCAGCGAGGCGGTAGCTGCCCCGCACCTCGTTGGGCCGGACCTCTGCATACGTGTCGAGCCGGGGCAGGTCCTCGCCGTCGAACAGGGCGGGCGAGAAGGACACCTCGGGCGTCTCGTCGTACGACTCGTCGTCGTACGGGAGGAAGCTGGTGACGGCCGTCACGCGCCACAGGTCGACGAACTTGGCCTTGAGGTGCGTGATGATGACGTGTGTCACGTCGTTGGTGTCGACCGGAGCGACCTGCTCATCGTCGACGAACAGGCTGCTCACGACGTGGCAGGACTTGCGGTCGCTCAGGGCCGCAGCGGCGAGCCCTGCATCCTTGGGCGAGTTGAAGACCCATTGGAACTTCGCGGTCAGCTTCATGCGGCCCTCCGGGTGATGTGCGGGACGTGCAGCCTGTCGAGGTTGAACTTGAGCGTGCTCAGGAGCAGCGCCCCTTCGAGCCCGTCGCGGTAGAACCGGACGTGCGAGATGATGCCGGTGGTCCACGCCACGTAGGTGCCGGGCGCAGGCGTTGCGTTGCATTCGAGGACGGTGAGCGGGTCCATGGTGCCTCCTCAGACGCGGGTGACGTACCCGTCGTACGTGGCCGTGACGATGCTCGGTGGGTCGACCGGCTGCTGCGCGAAGGCCCACGCGATTGCGTTGCGGAGGGCCTTGTTGGTCGTGCCGTAGGTCCAGCGGGTGAGCGTCACGACCGGGTGCTGGTCGTCGCGCCATTCGAGCGTGAGCGTGATGCGACGGCGGGGCTTGCGGAACATGGTCACACCGCCTTGTCGGGGTTCGCTGCGAGGTAGGCGCGAATCTCGGCGGCCTGCTTCTCGAACAGGCGGCGCTTCGCACCCTTGTGGGACTTGGCGGCGTGCTCGAAGAACTTGAGCAGCGACGGCCAGTGCGGTTCGAGCGTGATGGACTTGGACATGGTGCCTCACCTCTTGGTGTAGGTGGTGGGTGACTCGTTGCGGGTGCCACGAGGCGGGTTGCCGATGGGCCACAACGGTTGGAATGCGTCCTGCTCGGGCTTCGCTTCTGCCCACACGGGCAGCGGCTGCTCTGGGGTGAATCGCATGGTTCCCTCTTGCTCCGCGTGATGCGGTAGGCGTGGGTCACGACGCCTCGTTCAATCGCAAGATGCGTGGGCAGGGCCGGGGTCGCACCGGCCTTGCGCGTACTCACGGGTCATGACTCCCGCCCCTCCGCGCTTCGCTGGACTCGTTCCAGCCTGCCCATAACGGTCTCGTCAGCCACCGCGTGACGGTGGTACGCACGCTGCCACTGAAGGCGGGGCGTCGGTGGCCCGCGTGCGTTTCGACCTTGCGTGGTCTCAGGCGGCCTTGCGCGCCTTGCGGTAGGCGTTCAGGCCGAGGGTGACGTCGCTGCCGGGGATGAGCACGTTGCCGTGCGTCGACGCGACGATGTTCGTCTTGCCCGACGCGCTCGGCCCGTGGTCCTGCGACAGGTCGACGGTGATGGTCGCGATGTTGCCCTTGACGGTCACGGTGACGTTCTGCATGGCGGTTCTCCCGGTTGTGGTTTCGCCCTTGTGGGCTCTTCAGGCCTGCCACTGAAGCAGGCGACCGGGCGCGGGCAGTGGGGTCCGGTGAGCGGCTCGTGCCATCGCACGGCGTGCTCTTGAGGCTGACCTTGGGGCCCGCGCCCACATTGGAGCACGGTGTACGGCGTCGCGAGAACAGGCATCCGGGTGGCGCTCTGGCGCTTCGCTCTGGCCCCGATGTCACGCGCTTGACCGCCTCGTCTTCACTGTCCCCGAGGGGCTCTACAAGGTGCGGTCACTGCTGGTGCGTGGTGGGCCGTCACGGCGTCCGCTCTATGGCGGTCCGGGTGCGGTCTCGTTCAGATGTCTGGGCGGCAGGCCGTGGCGGCTCGCGTGACGCGGGCTTGTGGCCTATCCCCTGCTCCGCCTGTCGCTCCACCGTCTGCCGCGCTGTCGCGGTGCCCGCTGTGGGGCCGGCCGTGCGCCATCCCGTCGTCGTCCGGAGGAGGCTCTCGGGCGGGTCAGGCGTCGGTGCGTTTCGGTGTCGCGCCGCCTCGTCGGGAGGCGGACCGTGCTGCACCAACGTACAGTGCAATCGCTGTGCCACGAGCTAACTCGTTGTGCCGCAACGACGCCTCACGAGGCGATGGCCGAAAACAGGGCGAAAAGCCTCAAACCGTGGGGCATCCCGCACGAGCCCGTAAGTCGTTGTGCCACAATGAGCGCCCGCCGCGCAGGTATTGCAGATGGCGAATCCTTGACGATTCCATGTGGTCAACTGCACAACTGGATGGCCCTAGCAGGCCTCCGTTCCTGCGGGACGCGCGCCTGTAACTCGTTGGCCTGTACAGACTTAGGTTTTTCCCGAGTAGGGTAGGACTTGCGAGGGGTCCGACGCGATTCTGGGGCATCCTTGAGCGTCTGGGAGCGAATCGCCTAACGTGTTGCGGCTCAAGGGCTTAGGCGGGCAGGCCGGGAGGGCGGTCCGGGCCGGCGAGCGCCAATCTAAAGGAACGCGCGCGCGTGGCAAGTATCGTGCCAGTGTCGGTGGCATGGAACATGCTGGGGAGCAAGAGCCGTGCCGTGACAACGGCCTGACGAAGGCTGGACAGGAAGATGGCCCGCCAGCCTGCGCCAATCTAAATGTCAAGTCGTTGGGGGACAAGGGCTTGACACAGGGGGTAGTACGGACACCCTCGGAGGGGGGTCGACGCGATTGTAGGGCATCCTTGGAAGCGTGGGAGCGTTCCGGCGTAACTCACTGAGGCGCAAGGGCTTACGCTGGTGGTGTTTCAGAATGGAACGCACGCAACGGGGGCCATGCAAGGAATGTGCCAACCTGTCGCTTGCATTCTTGACACGCTCCGATGCCGCGTTGGTCCGAAAGTTGCGTCCGGCGTCACACTTGGAGCAAGAAGTGTGCCATGCTATGTACGTACCCCGTGCTGTTGCAGAGTGGAACATCGCCTCGGGCTGGCATGGCGCTTGCATAGGCGCGTGGGGCTAACGTGTTGGCATGGTTCATGCTATCGCAAGGAGCGTGCCAACGGGCGCTAGCAAGGTTCGTGCCAAGTGGGGCCCCGGACAGACCCCAAAAGTTGTCAGGAAGTTGTACGCAGCACCCGGATCGCAGAAAAACGTGGACCTCTATAACAGGGGTCCGGAACCAGCGAGGCAGCCACCGTAAACGCGCGTGTGCGTTCCGCCGTTGCCCTGTGCTGGGCCCACACTTACCGGATGAAAGGAGGGCCTACCAGAACTTATGGCTCCTCAGACACGAAAGGAACGGGCCCGGGAGTACATCCTCGCCCACAAGGACGAGTCGATCAAGGAACAGGCCATGGGAGCCGACTGCTCCGAGCCCCTGATCTCCCTCGTGCGCCGGGAACTGGTCGCCGAAGGGCTCCTCACTGTCGGCCGCTCCACCCGGAAGACCGCCCCCGCCCCCAAGCCGACGGCCCCGCTGGTCGAATCTCCGACCCCGCCGGCCCAGATGCTGGACCACACGGCCATGCAGGCGATCGCCGACATGGCAGCCCTGACAGACGACAAGGCGACCGACGAGCAGGTCTCGTCCGCGATGCTGAAGCAGTGCATCCGCTTCGCCTTCGACCCGAACCTCCATCCCGACACCCGCATGTCTGCCTCGCAGATGTGGGCGAAGCTGAAGGAGAGGCAGCGGGAGAAGCAACTGGGCCCTCGTGCCCCCATGACCTTCGAGGCGGCCTCCCGCAGGATGGCCGACCTCATGATCGCTGCTGGGGCCAAGGTGACCACAGCGGCTCTCCATCTTGCTTTCGAGGTATCCGATGAAGGGCGGCAAGTACCCCCTCAACCTCCCGAAGCTGCACCGGACGTGTCTGGAGCTACTCCAGCACCCTGAAGTCACCCTCCGCTACACCCCGATGAAGGCCCAGCAGGGCCTGTGCGTCTGGGACGACCTCTTCCCGCCGACCAACATCCAGATCAAGGTCGACGCCAACCAGCAGACCGCCGACGGCATCGATCACATCGGGACCGTCGTCCACGAACTGCTCCACGTCATCCTGATGCCGATGTGCCTCGGCTGGCTGACCGACGAGATGGAAGAGTACGTGATCCTCGCCATGGACAAGGTCGTCACGGCCTACGTCCGCAAGTCACCCAAGCGCCTGCATCTCTGGACCGAGATCATCGACCGGAAGCTGCGGGAGTCCGACAGAAAGGACGGCGTCGAGTGAACATGGAAGAGTACCGGCCTACCATCCACCTCTCCATCGGCCCGGTCGGCCACGAGTCCTCTGCCGACTGCTGGTGCGAGCCCTCCGACTTCATGTGGATTCGCAACGAACATGGAATCCTCGTCCGGGTCGTCACCCACGAGGACGCCACGAACAGGCATCACCGCGAGCAACTCTCGATGCGCGAGCACCTCCTCAACGAGGAGTACGCCAACGAGCCAGACGCGGGCTGGATCACAAGGGTGCTGAACTCGCTGGACCACCCACCGAGGCTACTGCCCCCGCCCCCTCCCAAGGAGAACTGAGATGCTGACGTCCCACTGCCAGAACTGCGGCAACGCCAAGTCCGACTATGTCGCCGTCCGCTGCGCCGAGTGCCAGACTGCCCACGATGCCCGCTACGACGAGCACCGGAAGGCCAATCCCGAGGCTCCCGAGTCCGACGCGCTCTACGCCGCACGCGAGGCGCTACACGAGCGCGCGATGTCCCGCGCCAAGAACCTCGTCGATCCCCGACTCCACTCGCGCTTCAACGGCGGCCAGAAGTTCATCGCCGGCCGCTAGCCGAAAAAAGTAGTCGTTCTTCAGCCACGAAAGGAGCAGGTAATGCTCTGCTTCATCAACAACCGCAACTACTTGACGTGGCCCCGCGAGATGGTGGGGGTACTGAAGCGTCAGGGGCACGAAGTCATCATCATCGACAATGCCTCGACCTACCAGCCCCTCCTCGACTGGTACGCGACGAACCCCTGCGAAGTCGTCTCGCTCGACTCGAACCTCGGCCACACGGCACCGTGGGACATCTTCGGCCGCTCCCTCATCGGGACCAAGTACGTCGTCAGCGACCCTGACCTCGACCTCTCGGACCTCCCGAACGACTGGGCCGACCGAATGACCGAGGTCCTCCGGCTCGGCTACCCGAAGGTCGGACTCACCCTCTCGGACTACCGCATCCCGCCAACGAATCCGGCGTGGACCGATGACCGCTTCTGCGACTACCCCGACGGCTATCACCCGGAGTCTCGCGGCCCGATCATCAAGTGGCTCGACTCGATCGCCATCCACAATCGCCCCACCGACACGACCTTCGCCCTCTGCTCGAAGCATGAGTACGCGATCAACGGCGTCCGGATCGGCGCGCCCTACATGGCGAAGCACCTCCCGTGGCACATCGTCCCGAAACTCTCGGGCGACCCGCGCTACTTCGAGATCGAGATGAGCCCCGAGATCAAGTACTACTTCGACCACGCGAACAAGTCTTCCATGACCAAGCCCCGCCTCATCCGCGCCGGCATGATCGAAAGGCGGCCCCAGTGATCGAGAACCACTGCGTTGTCTGTGGCAAGGCCCTTCCGGGCGAGACCCGGATCATGGCCTGCAAGGACTGCCTCTACAAGCGGCCCGGCCGCTTCATCCCGGTCAACGGCAACCCGGTCGAGGTCTTCCGGTCCGAAGGCTACTACATCCCCGACATCCTACCTCCCTGCCCCCATCCGTGGTGCGGCACCGGTAAGGTCGAACTGGCCGAGAGGTTGGACAGCACCAAGAAATACGACGACGAACTTCGCCGCATCGGCATCGATCCACCCAAGACTGCCCTGTCGGCCGCCGCGCAGGCCATCGTCGATGATGCATCTGCCTTCAATGAGAAGACCTTCCTCGACCTACTCGCCGACATCTACCAGCGAGGCGGTTCCCCTGACACCGTCTACACGACGCTCGAACGCCTCTACGCACGAGGCTACATCGGCTTCTGGGAGTTCCAATGGCGCAGACTGCTGAGACAGGTTGGGCGTTGGAAGCGGAGCGTGATCTCTGGCGTGCGATCTGTGCGCCGGAAGCGTGGCACGACGGTGCGGGAAATGTGGGAACGCACCCTGACAGCCTCTGGTACTTCATCAAGCGCGGTTGGGGAGCCGAGTCCTTCCTCCGGTCCAACCCCTCCGAGCCCCAGTGGCTCTACGACCCCATCCATCACCCGTATGCTCGCTGGTACCAAGGCCACCTCCTCTCGTGGCGAGAGCGGGCCATCGCCGGAGTCCCCGAGCAGTACAAGATCGCTTCCGTCCTCCCCCGAGGATACGGCAAGACCGTGATCGAGAAGTCGGCCATCCTCTGGCTGCACCTCCTCGACAGGAACATGACGACCCTGCTCCAGTCAGCCTCCTCCAAGCTGTCCGGCGACATCCTCAAGTCCCTCATCTCCGTGATGGCCGGGACCGACGAGGACTCGCAGTTCGCGTGGCTCTATGGCGACTGGGTCGCAGGCGCGACCGACAAGACGAAGGAAGCGATCAACCACGCCTGCAAGACGGCCAAGAACATCGGCGAGCCCTCGATCGACACCTCGACCTCGAACATCGGCTCAACGGGCTATCACCCGCGATCGGTCTTCTGGGACGACCCGCTCGAAGCGAACAAGATTCGCGACGAACGCGAGGCGTACCTTCGGGCTGCACATGCCGGCGTCAAGGCCTCGAAGAACTCGCTCCACCGAAACGGCCTTCTCGTCTTCACGCTCACCCGCTACCTCGAAGACGACATCGCCGGCCGCCATTTCAAGGAAGAGGGAATCGCCTCGTGGAATGGGATGCCCTGCCCGCACTACTCCTCCGTGACCGAGAAGGTCGCATGGGGCGCGGGCGTCTGGCACGTCTATTTCTACCAGACCGAAGACCCCGTCACTGGCGAGCCCACGCACCCGAAGCTGTGGACGAAGCGGACGATCGCCGATGCCAAGCGCATCGACGCCGAAGACTTCGCCTGCCAGCAGCAGAACGACCCGGGCGCATCGGAACACGCGCCGCTCGTCGAGTCGCAGATTCCCTACCTGTACATGTCCTACGACGACTTCACTTGGAACGTCCGTCCGAAGTGGGCCACCATCCACATCGACACGGCCTTCAAGAACAAGGACAACATGGGCAAGGGCGACGACTCTGCCATCGTGGTCTGGCTCGCAGACGAGCGGGACAACGGCCTCCTCTACCTCGACACGCAGAACCTGAAAGCCTCGAACGAGTGGCGTGAGGAAGACTTCAACGTCGAACTCATCAAGGTCTTCGGTAACCTGCGCCGCCGGGGCATCATGGTCCAAGCCGTCACCGACGAGGTCGAGCCGGGCGGCAAGGAAGGCACCTACAAGAACCGAGTCCTCGGTCTCCTGCGCTCCGCAGGCTACCAACTCGGCAACGACTGGTTCATCCAGTTGAACCGCAAGAAGGACAAGCGATCGCGCATCCGTACGGCCGTCGGCCACTGGGCCACCGGCTATGTCCGCATCCTGCTCGACCGTCCCCGCTGCGACTGCCCTCCACCCAAGTACAACCCAGCTACCAAGACGATGGAGGCCACCAAGTGCCCCCACTTCGTCGTTCACCCGGTCGTCCACAAGATGGTCAACCAGATTCTGAAGGTTGATTCAGCCTCGCACGACGACCTTGCTGACGCTCAAGCCGACGGCTTCATCTCGAAGCTCTGGTTCCCGCCCAACCTCGGTTCAGGAGGCAACGCGGTGGACGAGGGCGCTGTCGTCGTCTCGCCGGGCGATCAGGAACTCAAGTCCATAGCACGGCGTCCCACCAACGAGGAAGTCCTCCAGATGCTGGCCGATCGCGACGAAGCACGGGCGAACGGCTTCATGGACGACGGCGTCCGAGGCGACTGGGGCGACGACTACATCCCGTACGAGCCTGTAGGCTAGAAAGGCGGCACCGATGCGCTCCCGCATCATGATCTTCGACGTCGAGACACGGAAGTGGGCCGAGGACCTCAATCCCACCGACAAGGAAGCCGGATGGGAGGCACTCCGCCGAGGCAAGGGCGGTGCCTGCGCCATCGCCGTCTACGACACGCGCGACTACTCCCTTCACATGTACGATGACCACACTGCCGAGACCTGCGCGAGACATCTCGAACAGGCCGACGCCGTGGTCGGCTACTGCTCCGAGCGGTTCGACGTTCCCTGCCTCGAAGGGCTCGTCGGCCGCCGGCTCCGCATTCCGCTCCACTACGACATCTACGAGATGGCGACGGCCGCGAATCGGAAGATCGGCAAGCACGGACAGAAGGGCGATTTCACGCTCGACCGGATCGCCAAGCAGAACCTCGGCCGGGGCAAGATCGACCATGGCAGCAACGTCAAGGACCTGATGAAGAAGGGCCAATGGGGCCGCATCTTCAACTACTGTGCCTCCGACGTGTACCTCACCCGCGACCTCTTCGCCCGCATCTGCCGTGACGGTGGCCTCATCACCCTCGGTGGGCGCTTCACCTCACTCCACATCCCCGACAGTCTGAAAGGAGGGATGGAGGTCTTCTCTTGAACTCACTGACCATCGAGAAGGAGCCCGCTGGCTACCTGTTCAACCGCCAACTCTGCAAGATGGTGGTCGACAGCGTCCAGTACTCCGAGTCACAGAGCATGGGCATTCGGCAGAAGCTGCCCCGCCTCTATGACCTCTGGCGCGGAACGTGGAACGGCCGCTTCTCGCCCCACAAGAACAACGTCCACATCCCGCTGATCTTCTCGGCCCTGTGGTCCTTCGCCTCCCGCATGGCGGCCTCTTCGCTCTCCTCGTACCCGCCCGTCTCCTTCCTCGGATACGGCCCCGACGACTCGAAGATCGCCCGCAAGCAGGAATCGCTCGTCGCGGCCCAGTTCAAGGACGACGATGGCTTCCTCAAGCAGGTCGACATCATCCTCGCTGCCTCGCTCTACGGCGTGGGCGTGGCTCAGGTCGGCTGGCGGCGCGACGAGGAAGACACCGTCATCGAGCAGATCGACAAGATGCCGCTGTCGGGCAAGGTCGTGCAGCACATCCGCAAGGGCAAGGTCGTCACCTTCGACGGCCCCGAGACGATCAACCTCGACCTCCTCGACTGCTTCCCGCAGCCGACGGTAGGCCGCCTGCGCGACATGAAGTGGTTCGTCCGTCGGTACTTCCTCGACCTCGACGACCTCCGCTACCTCGCCTCGATCGGCACCTTCGACAAGGCCGAACTGGCCCGGCTCGAACGTGACGGCTCCGGTTCCGCATCACCCGAGACACTCGCCGCAGTGCGGCGCTTCCAGACCCGCGTCGCGATGGATGACGAGACTGCCCGCTTCATGGACAAGTACTCGCGCCCGATCGAGATTCTGGAGTTCTGGGGCCGTGTCCCCTCGGAGTTCGCGACCGACGGCATGGTCAATCGCGTCATCACTGTCGCCAATCGGCAGTACCTGATGCGTAACCGGCCGAACCCGTACAACCACAAGAAAATCCCCTTCGTCGCCTACTCGCCTACGCCCGACCCGCACTACTTCTTCGCCCCGGGCAAGGCCGAGATCGTCGAGAAGTTGCAGATCACCGGCAACCGCTACCTGAACCAGAGCCTCGACGCGGCCGATCTGATGATCGACCCGATGTGGTTCTTCGATCGAGCCTCCGGCCTCAACACCCGGAACCTCTACTCGCGTCCGGGTCGCTTCGTCGGTGTCAACGGCAACCCCTCCTCGGTCATCATGCCGTTCCAGTTCAACAACCAAGGCCTCTCCATCGCAGACTCGCGGATCGGTCAGATTCGTGAGTACCTCCAGATGGGTACTGGCATTGTCGACGATGCAGTGCAGGGTATGGGCGGCGACAGCCGTCAGACCGCACGCGAGTTCGTCGGCAGGCGCGAGGCAGCGGGCACCCGGCTCATGCTGGAGGCCCGCATCTACGAAGAGAACATGCTGGAGCCGACGGCCAACTTCTTCGCGTCCCTGTCGAAGCAGTTCCTCGCTCCGCCCATCGAGGTGATGATCCTCGGTGACGGCGCGATGCTCGACCCGGTCACGAACATGCCGATCCCGGCCTCCCGCGAGACGCTGACCGCATACGATCTGCACCCCAGCTACGTCGCCCGCGCCCTCGGTGCAACGATGGGCCTCTCGAAGCAGATGCAGCAGCAGAACCTGCTCCAGCTACTTCAGGCCCTCGCTTCCCCGCTCGGTGCCCAGATGATGGGCCAGATCAACTCGGTCAACTTCTTCCGGAACCTGTTCCGGGTCTTCGAAGTTCCGAACATCAACGAACTGTTCATGCAGCCCGCGCTCCAGAACATGGTCACGAACCCGGCTCTCGCAGGCGCGATGGCCCAGCCGGGCGGCGCTGCGAACATCCCCACCTCCGGTCAGATCGCGAACGGCGGTCCGTCTGTCATCCCCGGTATGCCGGGCGGCAACGCCGCAGCCCCTCCGGGCTCGGCCCAGTCGCTCCGTGCGCCGGTCGACATCGGCTCCGTCCTCGCGCCTGTTGCCGGGTGAAGGACCTCCACCTAGCCACCATCCGGGCCCGTCTCGGCTGGAAGGCTTGCTGGTGTCGGATGTGCCGATCCCATCGGCTGGACAAGCATCGTCAGCACCGCACAGCGAGGCGGATGCTGAAGACGACCATCAGAAAGGAAGTGTCCGATGTCAGAACAGAAAGGGACTGAGCGCGGAGACTTCTCCGAGTTCTTCTCCCTAGCAACCTTCGACGAGCAGAAGTTGGGCGAGATGGAGTGGATACTCAACTCGCCCGCCTACCTGCACACTTGGAAGCCGTACATGAACGGCATCCTTCGCTCCTTCCAGAAGATGTGGAAGGACCGGAGCCGCGAGCGCCAAGACAAGTACCCCGACGAGTTCCTCGCTGGCGGCACGGTCTTCGGCGAAGGCCTCATCGAGTTCTTCGACAAGATCATCGAGGAGACCATGCACGAGCGGGCCATGAAGGCGATGGCGAACATGTCGAACGACGATCACTACACGAACCTCCAGCAGCACGGAGGCGTGAAGCCGATCGTGGGCATGGATCAGGACGCGACCCCCGCTCCATACGATCCTGCCGAGGACTACTGACGTGCCTTCGAGCGAAGTCTACAAGAAGTTCAAGTCCGGGAAGCTGCATAGCGGCGGCCCGGCCGGTCCGGTGGTGACCAACCCGAAGCAAGAGGTTGCCATCTTCCTGTCCGAGAAGAAGAAGGAGGACGCCAACGGTGGCGTCTATCCTGAGCATCGCAACCCTCTTCAGGGTACGCGACGCAAGCGCAAGTAGCGCGAACCATCACCGCGCCGGACCACCCGGCAAGGAGAAAGGATGAGTCTCGGAAGATCGAAAGAAGAGCAGGAAATGACCTCGTTGCTCGCGAAGACGCTGGTCGAGCGCGACGTCATGGGTCCCATGAATGCAATCGGGTGGCAGCACGGTACGCCGCCGCCCGCAGGAACTACCCCCGACGCCGGACAACCCGGTGCCGGAGGGAGCACCACGACTGGTGGTCAGGCAACGACGGTGGAAGGCGGCCAACCCGCTGTGAAGCCCGGTAGTGCCGGTGACGCTCCGGTCAAGGCGGATACCCCCGAGGCGCTCGAAGCCGCAGCGAAAGCCACGTTCGACCCGAAGACTGGGAAGTACAACGGCAAGTACCTGACGGTGGAAGAGGCGATCAAGGGCGGTAGTAATCTCGCCCAGATGGCGAACAAGGCTCTCGACGAGCGTGACCAGTTGGCTGCGAAGCTGGCTGCGATCGAAGCCGAGAACCTGAGACTTCGCCAGACACCGGCCCCGCAGGCCGCTCCGCAGGCCGCTCCTGTCCCGAGGGTGTCACGAACCCAAGTGGACGAGGCGCAGGCCAACTACGACAAGGTGCTGTCGGAGATCGTCGAGGAAGGTGGACTTCTCGACGCGGAGGCGAACAAGAAGCTGTCGAAGGCCAACCGTGAACTGGCCGACGCCATCGCTTCGTACCGCGTGCAGGAGAACGATGCGTCCCGTGAATCCGCGCAAGAAGCGGAAGACAGGAAGTGGGGCGAGGTGACTCGGTACATGACCGAGAAGCACCCCGGCTCCGAGCAGTTCTCCGATGAGGTTGCTCTGTTCGTTCGGAGCAACACCCCCCTTGCTAAGGCCATCGACGCCCTCCAGAAGGCGGGCGATCAGGTTGGCGCAACCGAACTCGCGTGGACGTCCTACAAGGCCGCCACGGGAGCGCAGGTCGGTGCCGCCAAGACTGAGGCCGACACCAAGCGCGAGATCGAACTCGACGCACGCAAGGAGGTCCGTGAGGAACTGAAGGCCGAGGCGTTGAAAGACGCCGGGGTCGTTCGCGGTTCCGCTGGTGGAACAGGTGTCCATCAGGGCGGGCAGCAGCGAGGCAGCTTCGAAGAGAGGCAGGCCCTGCTCAACCGAATGGCGATCGAGGGCGACAGCCCCGGCTCTGCCTCGGGTGCTGCGTACCGCAAGATGGTCATCCCTCTCCCTCCGGGATTCTACGTCCAGTAGCGTCACCGGGTAACTCAACGTAGTACAACTTGCCAGCAGAAAGGCTGGCGGGGATACAACAATGGCTGGTGCAGTCCCCGGTAACTTCGGCGCGTACCTGTACGACGGCTCGGACCTCAAGTCCGGTGTCGCGCGTGAGGACTTGCTGGAGCAGATCACCAACATCTCGCCCTTCGACACGCCGTTCGTGTCGCAGGCTCCGAAGGTTGGTTGCCGTCACATCTACCATCAGTGGCTGAAGGACACGCTCGGTACGCCCGACCTGTCCGGCGCTGCGGAAGGTGCTGACTGGGCCCTCGACACGCAGGTGTCGCCGGTCCGTGAGTTCAACATCACGATGATCCTCCGCAAGGACGTGGGTATGTCCCTGTCCCAGCGCGCGGTGGATACGGCCGGCTTCGCCGACGGCTACGCCTACGAGGTCCAGAAGGCCACGAAGGAGTTGGCGATCAAGCTGGAGAAGGTCGTGTTCGGTCAGTTGACGACCTCGACGGGTACGTCGTCCAGCGCGGGTGGCCGTGTCATGAAGGGTCTTCAGGCCTTCATCGCCACGAACTCCGCGTTCGCGGGTGCGGCCGGTACGTCCGGTGCTCTCGCCGATGCGACCCACGACGGTATCGTCGACGTGTACGACTTCAACTCGATGCTGAACAGCATCTACTCGGCGGGTGGCAATCCCGAGCAGGTGTACGTCAGCCCGAAGGTGAAGCGTCAGATCAGTGCGTTCACGGTTCCGGGAGCGGCGGCGGGTACCCCCCACGCGCGCAACATCGCGGCCGTGGACAAGAAGCTGGTCGGTGCGATCGACTTCTACGACAGTGACTTCGGCCTCATCCAGATCGTTCTCGATCGGTGGGTGCCCGAGTCGACGAACACCACGACCGCGACCGGTTCGGCGACGAACACGGGCGGCCAGATGTTCTTCCTGTCGCGGGCGATCAACCGTCTCGCGTGGCTCCGTCCGATGTCGCACGAACTCGTGGGCAAGCGCGGTGACTCCGTCGCTGGCCTCGTGGTCGGGGAAGTGACGCTGGAGGTGCTGAACGAGAAGGCGAACGGCCGAATCGTCGGCGTGAACAACAAGAGCGCCGTCAGCTAAGGCTGACGCCTCTGCAACCTGAAATGGGGGCTGGGTCGATGGCCCGGCCCCCTTTCTTGTCTGAGGTGACAATGGGTAGCAGAAAGAATCCGTACATCATCACGTCGAGCGACAAGGACCTGCCGCCCGTCATCGATGGCATCGACAATCTTCCGCAGCCGATCGGCGTCAACATGGACAACCTCGAAAAGGCCAACATGATGATCGATGCTCCGATGACTGCCAACGACGGCGACCAGAAGACCGTCGCCATGCCCTCCTTCGCGGACGGCGTCGACAAGCGCGTCGCCGACAACCGTGGCGGTCAGAATCCGTGGCCTGCCAAGCCGGGGTGCTAGCATGGCCCGTAAGGACCCGACCGTGAACACCGCCCGCGTGGGCAACTATGCGGCTCCCGTCGAGTCGACCGGCGATCCCGCGATCGACCAGACCCTGTTCGGCCCCAAGGGCACGGACATGAACGCCACCGAGGCGGCATACGTCGCCGGGGCGAAGAACAAGGATACGGCGAAGATGGCCGTGTCGAAGGCGCGCAAGGCCAACAAGGCTGCGCCGCTGAAGGAGTACTAGGCCATGGCGAAGCGCAAGAGCCCGGTGTCCGACGCGATGGCGTGCGGGCCCGGGATGGAAATGGAACCGCACGAGCAGATGGCGTCCGAGATGCATTCGGCCCTCTACGCTCTGCAAGATCAGGCCCGCAAGCCCCACGCTGGCAGCGGCGAGAAGTTGCTCCCGAAGCACCTTCGCTCCGAGAAGCCCGGCATGGAGGAGGCCCGCACCCACATCAAGCGCCTGCACAAGGCGTTCAAGGGGGAGAAGTAACATGGCAAGCAAACGAGGCAACCCCACGAAGCACATCGGCTTCGAGGCTGCGGCGGAGAAGGCTGCGGCTGGCGAAGGCGAATCCATCGAGGCTGGACGCGCGATGATCGCGGCTGCGGCACGCAAGGCGTCCCCGGCTGCGAAGGCGAAGAACCCTGCGCTGAAGAAAGTTCGCGGCGCGTAACCCAGAGGTGAACCAATGACCGCGCTTCATACCAACAGCGACATCCTCGCTGCGTGGGACCCACCGCGTACCGGCACTGGCGGTAGTGGTATCGGCGGAACGAACGCGGCAGCACTCGCGTCGGACGACGGGATCACCTCCTACATCACTGCCAACGTCAACGGTGGCAACGGTAGCAACCCGACCAAGTTCGGCCTCGATGGGACGATCACGCCCGGTGCCACGTACATCGTCACTATCAAGATCGCTGCACTCCTCAATGACAACGTCGACGTCACAAACAACGGCACGTATTTCGCCTGTTCGCTGATCGACTCGGCGGGGCACGAGTGGATCAGCACGACGGACGGGGGAGGCCCGAACCACGGCAATGCTGCTCTCGCCGCGAACGAGATCAGTGCGACGCACGCCGTCTTCACGACCTTCACCCGCACGATCGTCTGTTCCGGCACACCTCTGAGCAGCGGCAACACCGGCAACGCTCTCTGGATCGCCTGCAACCTCTCGCTCGCAGCCGGGACCTCGGTCTATGTCGCGATCACCTATGCCGACGTAGCGCCGGCTGCCCATACGATCACCGCAACGATGAGCGATGCTCACGTCACGTCCGATCATACTGGCGCGAACACGGTGAACGACGGTGCGACCCTCCGGATCACCCTGACGGTTGCCAACGGCTACTCACTCGACAACATCCTGCTCGATGGCGTCACGATCGGCAACTCGGCCGTAACCACTGCCCGAACCAACGGCTACTACGACATCGTCTCGAATGCGGACCACACGGTCGCCTTTTCGACGGTCGCAGCGGGCAATGGTGCCTCGGCCGTGACCGTCACCGCACCGCCCACAGGGCAGGCGACGACCGGAACCATCTCGGGCATCCCGACCACGGTCCACACGGGCGACGTCCTGACCATCACTGCCCGGCCGACACCCGGCAACCGGGTCACTCACGTCGCCATCAACGGGGTCGATCAGTCCGCGACCTACGCCCGAACGACCAACGACACGCCGGTCGACATCCCCTACACCGTGCCATCGACAGGAGTTGACGTCGTCGTCACCTTCACGAACATGGCCTCCGTGCGGACCACCTACAACAAGCAGGCGGTCTACTGGAGAAAGGACTCGTAACATGAGCACCAGTGGTGAACTGAAAGTCACCCGCATCAAGGCCGGGATCAGGCAGCAGATGGACTTCGCTACCGACGGCCTCAAGCTGGCACAGGAGCATGTCGCCAAGGAGAAGGCGATGCGTGACGGGCTCGTCGAGTACCGGAACATGCAGCAGACGCTCTCCCAGCTTGGCAAGTACTCAAGGGCTGACGGGTTCGATCCGACCCGTCAGTTCCAGCACGTCGCCCGCGTCTCCGAGGCAACGTGGGCTCTGATCCTCGGCATGTTCGCCCGTTACGACGAGGCGTCCGGTGAACTGATGGACGACGGCCAGCTATACAAGACGATCGATGGGCGGCTCCAGTTGAACAAGCCGTTCTTCTACGCTGTCATCGAAATGCTCGAACAATCGGGCGTGCCGTGCGACCTGCGCGGTAAGATCAAGCTGAACTGAAAGGAGCCTTCCATGGCGAAGCAGTACGGTTGGACGATCGACATCATGCGGCCGGGCGCGTGCCCTTACTACCGCATCCAAGTCCCCACCTCGCAGATGACCAAGCTGGACCTGTGCGACTGGTTCGTGGACAAGGGCGGCACACGCAACTCGAACATCGCGCTCACGCACGCCAACTACGCCCTCTTCTACGCATGGGCCGGCACCCGGGCACTGCACCGCATCCAGACGCTCAAGGAAATCCGTCCGAACGTCCGTCAGGGGAACGACCTCTATCCCCCGACGATCTTCTACGATCACGACGACAACAACGACTTCGTCCATCCGTTCAACTCGGCCTACCTGACGATGGGTACCCGCGACATGGACGGCTACCTGCTCGAACCGGGCGAGGGCCTCGTGGTCCCGCTCGGCAATGGCAAGGTCACCGAGATCGTCGACCAGCGGACCCACGACGAGAACGTCGTCTTCGACATCGAGCGGAACCTCTTCGACATGAAGGTCCGCCACGAGATCATCCGCGAGTGCCATGGCGTCACCGCTGCCTCGCCGGTTCTGGCCCGCTACTTCAAGGAAGTGGTCGGGGCGCAGGCCGTTCACTTCTTCCCGAACACGGTCGTGCCCGAGGACTACGAGCAGCACGAGATCGTCCGCACGGACGACTCGATCCGCATCCTCTGGCAGGGCGGCCAGTCGCACCTCCCGGACTGGTACCCGCTCAAGGATGCGCTCGCGGCCGTCTGCAAGAAGTACCCGAAGGTCAAGATCGTCCTCTTCGGTGAGTACTTCTCGTGGATTCACGACGTGATCCCCGACTCGCAGATCGAGCACCACCAGTGGAAGCCGTACGAGGCCTACAAGCTGAAGCGCGGCCTGCTGAACATCGACATCAACCTCTGCCCGCTCTCCGACAACCTCTTCAACCGATGCAAGTCGGCGATCAAGTGGTACGAGTCGGTCGTGTGGAAACGCCCCGAGGCAACGCTCGCGGCGAATGTCGGCCCCTATCAGGAGATCGAGGACGGCGTCACCGGCCTGCTCTACAACAGCCCGGAAGAGTTCGTCCAGAAGCTGTCGCGGTTGATCGAGGACGCCCCTCTGCGGGCCCGGCTAGGCCAAGAAGCGAAGCGTTGGGTCCTCGCCAACCGCACTCCCGAGGCGACCATTCCGGCCCTCCATCAGTTCTACTCCGAGACCCGTGCCAAGCATACGCGCGATCTCGGCAAGCCCTCCATCGTGAAGCCTTCCTTCGCCGACATCAAGCGGCTGGGGACGCCCATCCCGAGGTAACCCATGAGCATGACCACCGTCAATGGGAAGCTGTACGTCAGCCGCGTGCTGGGCGGCACAGGTTCCCAAGAGTCGCAGGACGAGGCTGGCGAGGCCATCCTTCGGGCCTATCAGGACTGGCAGGCCAAGCAGTTCTGGTCCTTCCTCCTGAAGGACACCACGAAGCCCTTCGCCATCTCGATCACCACGGCCAGCAACACGACCGTGACGCCCGTGACGGCGGGTGACCTCGACTTCGTCAACGTCGGCATGACCTTCACGAATCCCTCCTTCACCGGCACCGTGACGGTCACCGCAGTCACGCGAGGCACCGACGGCGTCGTCACCAGCATCACGGTCGACGGCACGGCCTCGGCGAGCAGCACGACTACGGCGACGTGGAACCAGACGATCCCGATCGTGGCGGGCACGAACGACTACGCCCTCCCGAACGACTTCAACTCGATGTACACGCTCATGATGGTGACGAACCAGCGTGTCCTCACGAAGCGTGATCGTCGGTACTGGGACCGGAACAACGCCAACACGACCCAGCGAGGCACTCCCTCCGAGTACACGACCTACAACCCGTACTCGGACCAGACCCAGAACTTCGGCACCCAGCGGCTCGCGTTCGACTGTGTCCCCGACACGGCCGACACGCTCCTCGCCCGCTACTACCGGAAGTTCAACACGACCGGCACCTACATCGACGTCCCGGACGATCTGCTCTACCAGTTCCTCGACTACGCGCGCGGACTGCTCGTTGCGAACAAGGCGGCCAAGGACAACCCGGCCGCGTTCCTGAAGAGCGTTGCCGATGGTGCCGAGGCGGCCCGTGAGAACGACATGGAGCCGAGCGAAGACAACGACGTCGACCAGTGCATGAAGGCGAGCTACGAGTCGCCCATGATGAACCGGCGTCTCTGGGGCAATGGCGCATTCGACGAAATGAGGTAACCCGATGAGCAGAGCAGTCACCGAATACATGAATGGCGGCGTCGTGACCGCCCGTCCGGGCTGGATGCTTCAGCCGGGCGAGATTCAGCGTGGCGACGACTGCATCTACCGGGACAAGGACCCCGCGATCTGGCGTGCGCCGGGACGTGTCAACCTCAACTTCGCAACTCTGGGCGCATCGTCTCCGGTCAAGGGCCTGAAGTTCTGCCCCTTCGCCAAGCACGACTCGCAGTTGCTCGCCTACGTCGGAACCAAGGTCTACACGGGCCCTGCCAACTCCTCGACGTTCGCCAGCGGCTCCATGCTCTTCAACGAGGTCAGCGGCGCGGGCTCGGTCGCTGGCTCCGTCTCCAGCACGACCTTCACGGCCACGACCGGCGCTCCCTTCACGGCCGACGCGGTCGGCACGATCGTCCACTTCATCTCGGCCAGCGCGTCCGTCACTGCCGTCGCCCGTGTTACGGCCGTCGGTAGCCCCTCCGGCAACTACTACGCCACGCTCACCTTCGACGTGGCCCCCGGTGGTGGTACGTGTACGATCGCGCTCGACCGAGGCGTCAGTCAGACTCTGGCCGACAATGCCACGACCGGAATCCCGAGCGTCAACGAGATTCTGGGCGGCGTCTTCTACGGCTCGACCTACTTCCTCTGGCTCGGCAACGGCGTCCCGTACCGGCTCGAATGGCGTGCCCTCACGACCACCTCGGGTTCGGCCGGCACCGAAGCCCTCTGTATGCGGCCGGTCGGTCTCGACCCGGTCACGCAGCAGTTCAGCCTGACGCTCCTCTCGGGCACGATCCCGGGCGGCGGCACCGACACCTACGCATGGCCCGCCTCGCTCGGCATCGGCGTCTACTGGTTCGTCCTCACGGAAATCTATGGCCGTCAGGACGAGCACGGACAGGACATCGACATCGCCGAGGGCGCATACCTCGCCCAGACCGAGGGACAGTCGAACGTCCTTCAGGCCGGCAAGCCGATCGCTATCAACGTCACGGCCCTGACGAACGGCGTCCGTCTCACGACCCCGAACGGTGGCGCTGTCAACAACGGTGGCGTCGGCAAGCTGGCGACCCACTGGGGCGTCTACATGTCGACCGCCACGACCGATGCCTCGACCCCGCCCGACATCTCGACCTTCCGTCGGGTCCGCCGGGCTGCCATCGCCGAGGCAACGACCACGACCAAGTACGGAGAGTCGCAGAACATCGACATCTACGACGCGAGCAGCACGCAGGGCTGGATGTACCCGAACACGACGACCGCTGCCGCAGATGGTAAGGTCGAGTGGACGAACGCTGCGAACATGCTCGGCAAGCCCGACACCAACTCGGTCGGCGTCTCGACCTCCGGCTACACCGAGGGCGGCGTCGCACGGGATGCGGCCGACTTCCTCGGCTCTGGTGCCCTCTGGACCTGCGAGCAGACCGGCGCGGCCTTCATCACGGCCTCCCCATGGTCGACTCGGCCCGTCTCTGGCGTCTCGATCCGTGTCCGGGGCTACTCCAGCTTCTCCTTCCTGCCCGGCTCGACCCTTGCGATCGGTGGCGAGTACTACGTCTACCTCGTGAGTGCCACCGGAAAGAAGAGCAACATCTCCTTCGGAAACCTCTCGCCCAAGACCGACACGCACTACCATGGCGGGCCCGGCGACCCGATGGGCGTCGCATGGACGGCCGCAGAGTTCGCGGCTGGCTTCAAGCTGTGCATCGCGAAGAAGGGGACCGAGAAGCCGCAGAAGCTGTTCATCGACTCGGTCGGCGTCCTCGTTCACTGGGGTACGACCGTCACCCGAGGCGTCCCTTACCGGATCGTGACCTACCGAGATCAGGTCGGCACGACCGCCTCCGATCCGGCTGCACTGGCCCCGGGGGGCTGCACCACTGGCGACTTCTTCCGTGGCTCGCTCGTCATCAACGACGCCAACAACGAGACGGCCCTCCACTGGTCGCTTCCGGGCGACATCGAGTGCTGGCCGAAGCCGTACCAGATCGTCTTCAACACTGGCAAGAAGGACAAGATCACCTACATCCGATCCGTCAACGCCTCGCTGCTCGTCGGGATGGAGGAGTCGATCAAGCGGGTGAACTACTTGCCCAGCGAGAACGACACCGACCTCACGACCGGCCTCGCTCAGGAGGACGTCGTCTCGGACCACGGTATCGCTGGCCCGAACGCAGCGGCACGCTTCGATCTGCCGGGCGGCGGCCAGATGGTCATCTATGCCGGTTCGGCCGGATGCTTCCTCACCGATACGATCACGGTCCGTCCCGTCAACATGGACATCGACTGGGCGAACACGGTCAAGCTGTCGGCCCTCTCGACCAGCATCTTCAAGGTCTACCCGAAGGAGAAGCTGATCGCCTTCTACTACTGCCCTGCCGGAGCCACGCACAACCTCAACACGCGCGTGCTCTACTTCAGCTACCAGCAGGACAAGGTGAAGGATGGCGGAATGCTTCCGATGATCGGTCCCTGCGTCGTGCAGGCCCGCAGCGCCGCCGAGGCATTCCTGAATGGCACGTCCTACCTCCTCACCGGAGCCGAGAACAACGGAAACATCTACCTCGAAGACTCGGGGCTGACCCTTCCGTCCGGCTACCGGGTCCGTCTGACCGACGACTCGGGCAACGGTGACGGCAAGGCGGCCATCAATACCGACGTGAAGATCGTTCCCCTCATCCGCACTCGCAAGTGGCGGGCGAACGGGATCGACAACGACATGGCGGGCGAGAAGGTCTACCTCCAGTTCACGGCCTACGGCTCGAACTCGGTCACGGCCACCGCAACCCGCACCGTCAACAGCACGACCGTCCTCTCGTCGGCAGCGTTCGGCAGCGTCCTTCCCGGGATGAGGCTGATCGGTGCAGGCTACGACCCCGGAACCATCGTGCTTGCGAAGGCGAGCAGCAGCAGCATCACCATCTCGCGGGCAGCCAACGCGACTGGTAGCGGCACTGTCACCTTCGACACCGGTACGATCGGCGTCAGCGTCCGAGGCAACCGGCTCGGCGATGCCGTCAAGGGACTCCGGCACCACTACGTATCGACGCTCGTTGGCGACCTTGTCTCGGTCGTCTCGACCGACGTGCAGCGTGGGCTGGAACTCCAGTTCGAGAAGGTGCCACTCACCTTCGACGGCAATGGCGACACGGCAACGTGGGCCGACCTCAGTACGGCGATGCAGCTTCAGTCGTTCACGTACATGATCGGCGACTCCGGTCTCCCCGACACCAACCGCAACTCCGCATAACACGAGGTACCACCAATGAGTCGTACCAACATGCCGATCCCGAAGGACCCGAAGCAGTGCCAGCCGTGGCTGTACGAGTACCTCAAGCGGCTGACTGAGACGACCAACAAGACGGCGGTAGGAATCGCCCAAGTAGCGAGAGGGGAAATCCCCGATGGATCGGGGCAACCCCTCCCAAATCCGGACCTGTCCGGCTTCTTCCTGCTGGCCGGTCGACCGGGTGGGCAGATCGGTAGAGGCGGCACTGCCGCTTCGGAGACTCTGCAACTCTCGTCGACCGCCAGCACCACGAAGGGCAAGATTCACCTCGGCTACCCGACGGCCCGGCTCACGGTCGACGAGACGCTGAAGACGATTGGCATCAACAAGTCCTCCCCAACCGCGACCATGCACATCGTCCAGAGCGATCAGGGCGCGGGCAGCATCATCACCACGTCAAGCGACATCGACGCAACCGGAACCCGATGGGTGGCTCGCACGGGCAGTGGTGGTGGCGGCTCTGGCAGCACGATCGCGGCAGCACTCGCTAATGATGATGACCTCACGACCTACGGCTCGATCAACACGGCGTCATCTGGCAACAACCCGCAGCGATGCACGCTCAGTGCGACGATCATCCCGGGCGCGACCTATACGGTCACGGCCAAGATCACGACCCTCTTCGTCACTCCCGTCTACGGTGGTGGTAATGTCAACGTCTGGCGCGTGTCGCTGATCGACTCGGCGGGCAACGAGTGGCAGAGCAACGAGGACATCGTGAATAGCGGTGCCTTCACCGAGATCACGGCCTTCAACACCTTCGCCACGATCACCCGAACGGTGGTCTGCTCGGGTACTCCGCACTCGACCGGCAACACGCCCAACGCGATCTGGATGGCTGCGGGAGCACAGGTCAGCCACGGAGGCGGCGGCGATCTCTACATCGCTACCACCTATGTAACCGTCCAGCAGGTCGGCGAGTTGATTGCCCAGTGGGACTTCGCTGTCGGTACCCAATCGGGACAGATCGACGTCTTCGGCCGGCTCGGCATCAACACCGGCAGCGCAACGCTCGGGGCCGAGATCGATGCGGTCGGAACTTCCGCCGGCATCCCAGTTCTTCGACTCCGGGCATCGGCCAGCCAGACTGCCGACATCGCTCAGGTCCTGAACAGCGGCTCGACGGTCCTCGCCGCAGTCACCTCGCGAGGCGCTTGGGCCGGCCACACCGACGACGTGTTCTACGAGGACGAGATCATCTCGTACGAAGATGACTCGGTCTACTTCTACTAGGAGGCCATCATGGCAGCACTGAAAGAGAAGGGCATCGCCCTGCTCGGGTCCGTCTCGGGCGTCGACATGAAGACGGCGGCCTCCACCACCATCTTCACGGTGCCGGTCGGAAAGGTCGCCCGCATCGTTGCGATCGTTGTCCGCGATCCTTCCGCCTCGCTGGCGGGAGGCACCTCGTACAACTTCGGGACCGGCTTCCGCAACTCGGGCGTCATCGACCTGTCTTCACTCACCACGGCGAACACGGACTACATTGTGCTCGACCAGAACAACTCCAAGGCCACTGAGATCGCGGCAAGTACCGCGTTCCAGATCACCGTCACGACCGGGTCGACCGGGGCTGCCACTGCCACGATCGACGTCTTCGGCTACCTGACGAACTAGAGGTAACAACATGGTCGGAGCAGTCCTCGCCGCAGCCCCCTACGTCCTGAACGCACTCGGGGGCATCTTCGGCAGAAAGCACAAGTACATGGACGCGGCCGAGGTCGAGCGGCGCTTCGGCGCACAGGCCGTCAGCGATCGCGCCCAGAAGCTGTACCAGATGATCCACTCCTCGCCCTACGGTCAGGCCCTGCTCGCGCAGGCCGCGCAGGCCGGGCAGGAGTTCAACACCCAGACACAGCGGAACGCTGCGGCCAGCGGGCTCTCGCCCGAGACCGGCGCGACTTCCGGAGCAAGCATGTTCGCGACGAGCGCAGGTGCAAGCGCAGCCTCGAACTTGGAGAACCAGACGAACGCTGGCATCTACGGGAACGACGCACTCCCCGAGGCACAGCGCGAGTTGCAGAACGAGATGATCGCGGCCGAGCAGGCCCGGGCCGAGCAGAACGCGCAGCCGACGACCTTCCAGAAGATCGCTGCCGCTGCCGGTCAAGTCGCGGGCGGTCTCACTGCGGCCGGCGTCGGCGCTCCGAAGGCTGCTCCGAAGCCCGCTGCCGTCGTGACTCCCGGTGCCACCGCACCGCAGCCCGAGGGCGTCCAGCAGTTCCAAGTCCAGCAGCCGAACACGACGATGCCGCTGGCCCCGGGCACTGGCAGCCTTGCCTACCCGAAGCTGGGTCAGGATCAGTTCGGCCAGCCGACCATCGCCCCGTTCAAGAAGATGACCATGGGCGGCCCCCGTGCCGCGCGCAGCGGTCGCGGATGGATGGGCTTCCTCTCAGGAGGCAAGTAATGAAGATCAGAGAAGGACTCAGACGTGCAGGCGGCGGGGCGACTGCCATGTGGCAGGCCGTCGGCAAGACCGCGAAGAACGTGGCGCAAGGCCTGACGCCGAACCCCGGTCCGATCGACACCACCGAGGCGTCACTGGCCCAGCCGGCTCCGGAGCCGCCCCAGTACACGCTGCCCGACCTCGGACCCGAGCCGACGCTGAACGATGCCGCCTATCAGGGCGACAACGTCCCGGCCGGCAAGTTCGAGGAGGACCTCGCGAACTACAAGCACAAGCAGGAAATCCACTCGGCCATGAAGGAACTGGACGACATCTATCGTCAGGCCCATCCAGAGAGGGACTTCCAAGGTGAGTACCATCAGGAACTGGCTGCGATGGGCGCGGACCCCGGCTACACGGGTACTGGCGGTCTGCTCAAGCGGTTTGCTCTTGCTCTGGGCGATTTCAATCCTGCTGCCAAGACCTCGAACCTCGCTGCGGCCGATGCGAAGCAGGCCGAGTACGACACGAAGAAGCGGGACCTCCTCCGGCGCATGACCGAAGCCAAGATGGCCGACGCCGAATCGAAGGGCAACTGGGCCATGGCGCTCAAGCAGCACGAGCAGCAGCGCCTGATGGACCTCGAAGACACGCAGACGGCCCACCAGAACAAGATGGCGGAGGAGGCGAACCGCCAGTCCTTCATCACCGAGCGGGCCAACGCGCAGAACGCGATGAAGAAGGAAGTCGCCAGCATGGTCGCGGCGGGTGGTGGCAAGCGCACGCCCGAGAGCGAGAAGATGGCGGAACTGATCCTGAAGGCCTACCTGTCGAGCAACTACGGCAAGACCGGGATCATGGACACTCAACGCCCGATGACGCAGGACGACATCAACTCGATGTTCGATGCCATGCACGAAATCCGGGATGCTGTCGCCAAGGAGGGTGGTGGACACAAGCCGCCCCCGGCTGCCACCGAGACGTCAACCGACAATGGCTTCAGGCCGCCTCCCGGCATGGCTGCGCCCGCAGCCGCACCCGGGGGACTGAACAAACCGCCTGCGCCGAAACAGAAGAAGTCCTTCCGTGTGAGGTAACGAATGGAACTGCAACCGCCCGTAGCCCCAGTGGCTCCCAAGGCCCCGACGTACGATGAGCGTCTGATGGAGTACCAGCAGAAGCAACTGCCGGAATCCTACACAGACCACGTCGCGCAGGGTATCCGGGCGGCGTATGGGGACGAGTTCGACTTCAGTGGCATGTCCCCGCAGGAGATCGTCGAGGCCCATCATGCTCGCTTCGGCAGCAAGATGGACCCGCGTACCTATCAGGAGAAGCTGAACGAGACGTACGGGCAGGGCTGGGTTGCTCCGGCCCCGCCCCAGACCGACGAGGAGATCGCCAACGCGAAGCACCTCGGCATGGCGAAGGACCTCGCTGTCGGGGCCGCGCCCTACGTCGGGCTCGGTGTCGGCAACATGCTGGCCGCTGCGGCCAAGTGGGGCGAACATGCTGTCCCGGTCGCCGGCCAGATCGCTGCCGCCGCCGGCCATGGAATCAACATGCTTGCCCAGCGTGGCGAGGCAGAGCGGATGAGTGCCGAGGCCAACAAGGTCTCGGATCAGGACCTGTCGGCTCTCGCGTCTGACTTCTACGCCAAGGCTGCGCCCGGCCTGCTGGAGAAGGGCTATACGCCCGAGCAGATCAAGGCGTGGACGCTGCACCGTGCGGCCAACGTCATCCATGGCGGAGTCGAGACGGCTGCCTCCATGAACGAAGGCGTCAACGAGGCGATGAAGCAGGAGGCTGCTGGGGCGCTCGCCGACGTGGCGACCTTCGGCGTCGACACTGCCAACGGTCAGGCCCTGCTGGGCGCTGCTCGGCAGGTCGGCCGCCGCCTCGTCGGTGGCGCGCTGGAGAAGCTGGGCATCGACTCGGTCACGCGCGGGCTAGCGCGCGCGGCCGTCAACCCGCTCGTCACGCACGGAGCTACTGGCGCAGTCTACGGTGGCGTCGACATGGGCATCCGCTCGGCCGTCGAGAAGGCTCACGACGATGCGATCGCCAACACCCCGATCCCGCAGCTTGCCTACGACACGGTCGTGGCCGGCGGCAAGGGTGCAGCGACGGGCGCAGCCTTCGGTGCTGCTCTCGGTGCCGGCATCGGTGTCCCGCTCGAAGCTGCCGGGAACAAGCTGGGCGTCGCCAAGGCGCTCAAGGAGCATCTCGCGAACGGTGGCACGAAGGAGGACTTCGTCCCGCCCAAGCCGGAAACCAAGGCACTTCCCTTCGAACCGAAGAAGAAGCTGTCCGAGATTCCGAACACGTCGCCGATCGAGAGCCGCCCGGGCCAGTTGCGCCCGGCCACGGCCGAAGAGGCGGCCATGCTCCGCAGGTTCACCGAGACGGCTCAGGTCGCTCCCGGGACCGAGCCTGCGAAGCCGATCAACTTCGACAACACCGTCGCGTCGGTCAACCCGCTCACGATGGAGGTGCCGCCCGGCACCGAGGCAGACGTGGCTCGTGGCATCATCGCGAGCAAGCACGGGCCCTCGGCTGCGAACTCGCTCGACGGGATGCGTGCGGCCGATGCGATCGCGAACAAGATCAAGCTGTACAACGATGCGAACGCCGAGATGGCGCTCCATGCTGGGACTGGCGTCGGCGGCGATGTGGTTGCCCCTGTCAAGACCCCAGAGGGCACTGCTCCTCCGGAGCCTGTCGCCCCGGCTACGTCCGCTCCGGTTCCGGCTGGTCCGGTTCTGGGCGCGATCGAGCGGGGCGGTCAGTTGCCCGAGCCGCTCGCACCGCAAGGCGAAACCGTTCTGCCCGGACGCGCTCCTCTCGCGCCGGTTCGTCCCATCCCCCCGGATGTCGTTCCTCCCGGTATCCGGCCCGAGGCGGTCCCTGCGGGGGCTGCCGGTGGCGAGGCTCCCATCATGCACCTGCGACGGCCCGAGGGTGGCGAGCCGCAGGCGTTCGGGGAGCGCAACCTGACTGCACCCGCTGCCGCTGCCCCCTCCGTGGAGCAGTTGGCCGAGGGATGGTCGAAGGAACTCGGCTTCCAGCCGAAGAAGGCGCGTGCCAAGGCAGCGCCGAAGCCGACCGAGACGGCTGCTGTTGGCTCATCCACTCCGGAAGGTGGAAGGAGTTCTGAGCCCGTTGCTCCCGCAGCGGGTTCATCCCTGTCCGAAGTTCAGGCCGCTGCCAAGGCCCAGATCGCTCCCGCGCCCGAGAAGGTCCCCGTCGAGGTGAAGCCGGAAGGCATCCACGTCGGCGTACCGATCGGCGATGCCACCTCTGCCGATGTCCATGCTGCACTGGACGCGGCCGTCGCGCACGCCGACAAGGCCGGGCTCCCGATCACGATGGACCTGACCCGAGTCGATGCCCCGCAGGGCGGCCGTATCCCGGTCGAGAAGCAACTGGAGGCCTTCACGGCCCCCCGTGGCTTCCGTGTGATCGAGGAGACGCGCAGCCCCGAGGGCCAGATTCAGACGGCCCGTGTCCGGCGCGATGCGATTCCGCCTCCGAAGGGCGGCGTCCTCGAAGCGCAGGGCACGATGTTCGAGCGCCTCGCGAAGAAGTCCGAAGCCGTCAGCAAGGCTGCCGGCACCCGGCTCAACGCGAAGCTGGGCCGAGTCAACACTGGCTTCGACCCGACCATGATCGGCGATGCGGCACTGGAGATGACGGGCGCGATGTTCGCCCGGGGCCTTCGTGGTGCCGACGCGATGAGCAAGTACCTGATCGAGAAGTACGGCGAGAAGGTGGCTCCGCACGTCGAGAAGATCATCGCGCTCGCGCAGAAGCACTTCATGCGCTTCTTCAAGAGCGAGGAGGGCGCGACCAAGGGCCTTCAGGACCTGCTCGACCTGCACGAGTCCGGCAAGTACGGCATGGGCTGGTACGAGAAGACTGCCGACTGGGCCAAGAAGTCGTTCGGCCCGGACGCCGACATGTTCCTCCGCTTCCTCGCCGTCACCTCGGCGAACGGACAGACCGAGTCTGGCGCTGCGCTGGCCCTCAAGGCCTTCACGCAGTGGAAGGCTGGCCTCAAGTTCACTGGGATGCGCGGTCCGTCGATGACGGGCCAGTTGGAGCGGATCGCCCGTGGTGAGAACCTCGGCGACTTCACCAAGATCGAGAACTTCTACCGGGCGCTCAAGGGCGACCCGAACGCGGTCGTGCTCGATCGGTGGATGCTCCGTGCTCTCGGTATCCGCAACCAGTCGGCCCTCTCGCCGTCGAACTACAAGCTGTACGATGCAGCGGTCAAGCACCTCGCCCAACTGAACGACATGACCCCGCGCCAGCTACAGGCGGCCATCTGGGAAGGAGCCCGGGTCGGCAACATCCTCGACAAGGAGCGGATCGGTGGCAGAGCGGCCAGCAGCAAGACCGGCTCGGCCCGCCCGCTCGAAGACCTCGTCGACAAGAAGCTGGGCGGCATGTCGATGGACGAGTACATCGGCAAGGAAGGCGGCCACCTGCGCCGGATGCAGAACATCTACGATGCTCTCGCGCCCGTCCGCAAGGGCGAGGCATTCGGCCACACGTTCAACCTCGATACGATGGAGCCCGACACCAAGAAGGGCTTCGTTGTCTCGCTGGTGTCGACGAACGTGCCGAAGAACTCGCTCTACCCCGGCCGTGTCGAGAAGGTCCTCGGCCGCGTCCAGCCACTCATCGATCACCTGCGCGAGCAGGGCCTGCACCCGACCATCGGCGTCTTCGCCAGTAAACTTCACCCCGGCCAGTTCAGCATCGATCTGAACGTGACCCTTGCCGACAAGGCACGGGCGCTCGCGATCGGTACCGAGAACCGGCAGGAGTCGATCGCTCAACTCGGCAAGGGCGGCAAGTGGATCGAGAACATCCCCACCAACTGGAACAAGAAGGGCAAGCAGTTCTTGCCTCCGGCTGACGGCAGACTCCACCGCGAGTGGTACGCCGAGCAGATCAACCGCGTCAAGCGCATCCTCAAGGAGAACCCGTGAACTTCACCCCAATCATCGAGGCGATCACGAAGCTGGTGGGCCATACGGACCCGGTAGCGATCGAGCGTGCCATCGGAGGCCTTTCCAAGCCCGAGACTCAGGCACCGCTGATCCATGATTTCCTCCGTGGGGCGCAGGCCTTGAAGACCATGGACGTTGCTGGTGCCCCGGTACACGAGGGCATCAGCCGTCCGACGTGGGAGTCGTATCAGGCAGCACACCAGTCGCAGGTCGACACCGACCCAGAAGTCCAGTCGGCCCTCCGGAACATCGCGCTCACGAAGGCGAACCCGCCGGACCCGACCATCAAGCAGAAGGTCCTCCCGACACCCGTCGAGGCAACATCGCAGGTGCGGGAGGTTCCCGACAGCACGGAGCCCGGACAGAAGTTGCCGGGCGACCGCAAGCTGAAGGCAGAGTCGGACCGGGCCAAGCAGCGGGCGTTCGAGGAGTTCCAGATCGCCACTGACGAGAATGACCCGGTCCGTACGCAGGCGGCCGTCGAGCAGATCAAGGCCCTCCACTCGGACGAGGCCCCGCAGCCGGGGCAGGTCCCGCACTGGGAGGCCGCGCTCAACTACATCGACCGGCTGGAGAAGGCCCTCCCCGAGTTCGATGCTCAGGGCCTCAAGGGCGACGACTGGTCGAAGGCGATCGAGGACTTCCAAGCCAACTCGAACCTCGCGCCCGACATGCCGAACTACCTGAAGAAGGTCGTCATCCGTGCCAACGCATGGGCCGACGCCCAGAAGCCGCCCGACGCGATCGATCGGCTCAAGGATGTCTGGCACGCCTCCCGTGCCATCCAGTCCTCGATGGACTTGTCGGCTCCCGGCCGGCAGGGCATCGCGCTCCTGACCCGGCCCGAGTACCGTGAGTCTCTCCCGCTCATGACGAAGGCCCTCGACACGGGCGAGTACAACCGGATGCGCGCAGAACTCCGCAACCATCCGCTCGCGCCCATCGCCGATCAGGCCGGGCTCGAACTGACCGAGATCGGCTCGAAGCTGAAGCCGGCCGAGGAGGCCTTCCGGTCGAAGCTGGCCGAGAAGATTCCGGGCGTGCGTCAGTCGGAGCAGGCCTACCTGACCTTCCTCAACCAGCTTCGTTTCAAGACCTTCGCGAACGAGATCAGGAGCGCCCGGGGACTCGGCGTCGATGTCGAGGACCCGAAGTACCTGAACGATCTCGCCGAGTGGATCAACACGGCCACCGGACGAGGCGGCGGCAAGAAGTTCAACCCGGGCCCACTCGGGGAAATCTTCTACTCGCCCCGGCTCATGATGTCGCGTATGCAACTCATGAACCCGCTCTGGTACGCCCAGATGCATCCGGCCGTCAGGGCCGCTGCGATCAAGGCTCACCTCGGCGCTGCGATCACCGTCTACGGTCTCATCAGCCTCGCTGCCCTCGGTGGAGCGAAGGTGACGTGGGACTTCAGGAACACCGACGCAGGGTACGTCCGCGTGGGCAACATGCGGTACGACCTGTCGGGCGGTATGTTCCCGTGGATGCGGCTCGTCGCACGTATGGTCTCGGGCAAGCAGGTCAACCCCGAGGGCAAGGTAACGGACCTCACGACCGGCAAGCCGTACTCCGCGTCACGCGCCGACCTCGCCCTCCGGTTCCTCCGCTCGAAGGAAGCACCGATGGTCTCGCTCGTTCACGACATGCTCGCTGGCAAGGACGTACTCGGCCAGAAGTTCGACGTGAAGCAGGCTCTCGCTTCCCGCTACGTGCCCCTGTTCGTTCAGGACGTCTACTCGGCGTTCAAGGACAAGGGCCTCGAAGGGGCGCTCATGGCGATCCCCTCGGTGGCGGGCATCAGCTTCCAAGACTATCAGCCCAACCAGAGCCCCGAGAAGGTTCCCTTCCACGGCGTGAACGGAGTCGTTCCGCCAGAGATGGAGAAGTCCTTCAGTGAGGCGATGGCACAGGCCGATGCCAAGGCGGCAGAGGACGCGGCCCGGATCGGGCTCGGCAAGAACTCGTTGCAGAAGAAGGCGATCACTCGCAAGTTCGTCGCGGGCTACCGGGCGAAGGCGAGGCAGGCGTGGATCATGGCGAACAAGGATGCCTACGTGCAGGCCCTCCAGCAGGGCGTGCCGCAGATTCCACTCCAGACGCCACGGGAGGCACTCAGGTAATGGCACACACCGCAGCAAGTAACTCACTCAGCCGTAGCCTCGGCACGGTCCCGATGTGGATCGTACAGGCTGTCGTCGGCCTGATCCTCTCGGGCGGCATCGCATGGTGTACGTGGGCCTCGGTCACGAACTGGAAGCACGAGGTCCGGATCAACGTGGTCGAGAGCAAGGTCGACGACATCCACGGCGACATCAACGAGATCAAGGAGATGCAGAAGGAGACGAATCGGAAACTGGATCGACTCATCGAATCACCCCGGACCGATCCGAGATCGCGGAGGGACTGAATGGCGAAGCGCAAGGACCCGACCAAGAAGGTCACGATGCAGGACGTGAAGGTAGCCGACAAGCCCGACTACGTTCCCGACATGACCAAGGCCTACTCGGAAGTCTACGAGCAGAAGAAGGGGAAGAAGGCCTAATGGCACTCGATCCACTCTCAGCGATCCTCGACGTGGGCAAGGCCCTCATCGACAAGCTGCTCCCCGATCCGAAGGCGAAGGCCGAGGCGCTACAGAAGCTGGAGGAACTCCGGCAGAACGGCGACCTCGCGATCATCGCCGGCCAGAACGACATCAACAAGATCGAGGCTGCCAACCCGTCGCTGTTCGTGTCGGGCTGGCGTCCGTTCGTTGGATGGGTGTGCGGCAGCGCACTCGCCTTCCAGTTGGTGCTGGGCCCCATGATCGTGTGGGGTGCAGAGATGATCCACCGTCCCATCAACCCGCCCGTGATGCAGACCGAGTTGCTGACGACTCTGCTCATCGGTATGCTCGGCCTCGGTGGTATGCGTACCGTCGAGAAGCTGCAAGGAGTTTCCAAGTGATCTACCTCCTCATGGCCGCTCAGGTAGTGGCCCAGGTTGTCGTTGGTGTCGCAGTCAACATCGGGCAGGGCGTGACCTTCGGTCTCGGCTTCGCGATCGGCTGCGCGCTGTGGGAGAAGTTCGCGAGCAGGAAGCGCAAGAAGTAGTCGGTAGAAAACGAAAAAGCCCCGCACCGGACCCATGAAAAAGGTCTAGTGCGGGGCTTTCGTCGTTTCTACTGGTGGACTCGTCAGTGCTTGCACCTGAGTCTCCCGGGTTTCAAGCGGGCGCTCTGCTGTCTGAGCTACAAGTCCATGCTGTCCGGTATGCTCTCCGTTATTACCCCGGCAACTACCGGGGGAACACCACACTGGCGCGCCCGGTGCGAATGGGTGGCCCCAGTGGTGGGAGTCGAACCCACACCTCTCGGATCGTCTGGTAGCGGGTAGCGGAATCGAACCGCTCTGGCCGGCGTATGAGACCGGTGTCGTCACCAGAAGACTAACCCGCTACTACTGCATTGTGGTGAGCAGCTTCGGACCTACCGGGGCGCTCCATGTGCAGACTATCGCTCTTGGGTATTCCATGGGCCAGCGGCCCGACCCGCACGATCCTTACACCGGCCGGAGCCCCAGCCGTTCTCCTGACGAACCCACCACTGCCCACGGGCGCTACCCGTGGATCATCTCCTGTAGTCGATGCCGAACACGAAGCGCCAGACCCAGATGTTCAGCCTGACGCCATCGTTGAAGTGCAGCCCCACCGAGAAGCCGGGGTAGCTGCTGATCTTGTAGAAGTAGGTGCTCCACGACCGGACCCAGAGGGCCGGGACGTTGATCCGCTTCACTTGACGTGACATACGATCAGGTCTCCGCACATGGCCTTCATGACCTTGGTATACGTCTCCGAGTCGTCGAACATCATCGTGATCCCGAGCCGCTGACAGAGCGCGCCCTTCTGGAGCCCGATGTCGACGAGCCGATCCTCACGGGGGATGCCGGGCGACGAGTTGATGACGTGGAGCGTCACCATCGACGGCCAGCCGCTCAGGGCAGTCCAGAGTTTCATCACCTTGGCCTTCTTCGAGTCCTCGCTCTGCCACGTACCGGACTCGGTGAAGATGCCGCTGATGACGTGAATCTCGTGGCCCCTGTGCCACAGTTCCTTCGCGAGCCACAAGACTCTCTCCCTGTCGAGGCACCCGTCCAGATCGAACCCGATCTTCATAGCCCAGCCCCTTTCTCGAACACAAGGTTCCGGTCATCCTTCTCACGGATGCATCCGGTACAGCGGAGGTGAGCGTCCTTCTCGCCCTCATGCATGTTGCAGTAGGTGTGGTTGTAGCTGCCCTTCCTGAGCAGTCTACGCGCCGCTGCCAACTGCAACCGGAGGAACTCCATCGTCATCATGCGTCACCCTTCAGCATCATGTCGTGCAGCCGGACCGCCCGGTCACCGACCTGCTTGGCCCAGAGCGAGTCCATCATCTCGGCAGCCGCCACCGGCCAGTTGTCCGAGTGGACGGCCGCGAGGAACTTCTTGAAGCCGGCCAGCTTCATGCCGAGGTTGAAGGCCATGTTGGTGACTGCCCGGGCACGCGCATCCTCCGAGGCGATGAGGCCGGGAGCGAGGAAGCCCGTCAGTGCCATGGCCGTGTCGATGTCCATCTCCAGAAGGGCGTCTGCCTCGTCGTGCGTGATGAGTTGCATCCGGGGCGTGCTGCCGAGGAGATGCCCGTAGCCGATCGTCCAGAAGCCGAGCGTGTCCTGATAGGCCTGAAAGCGCAGGCCCTCGTCACGCTGGAGTTCGGTCCGTAGGAGAGCGCGGTTCACTTGGCCCTCACGATCGTGGCCGTGATCTGAATCCGATCGCCCTCCATCCAGACCTGATCGTCGAGGTAGGCATCGATGCTGTCGACCATGAGTTGGTCGATGTGCGGCCCGACGATCACGTCCTGAAACTCGTTGTCGATCGTAATGGCACCGCGCCACTCCGACCCTCTACGCTTCGCCAGCAGTGTTACGGTGGTGTTCACTGTCCCTCCTGATCTGCGCTTCCGCGTTCTTGACGATCATCTCCATCGCCGGGAGCCACTTCTCCTTGCCCGGCGGCACGCCCGGTTCGAGCGTGTCGAGGACTCCAGTCAGGCGGAGATTGAGGGCCTGTACGAAGCCCTTCGAGAAATCGCGCCATAGCCGCTGCGTGGTCGGCAGCCGATGGCGGCGGGCTTGTCGGCTCATCCAGTGAACTGTGCAGTAGCCACCGAGTGAGCGGGGTCTCTTGCACCGTGAGCCTCCGTTACACTGTTGGTTCATCATGGGCTTCCAAGTAACGGATAGCCTCTTTCAGTACCGTCACATTGTCGTTGAACATCCCGAGCCCGACATTGCAGTGGACACAGAGGATGCCTCGTGTGGCTCCCGTCTCGTGATCATGATCCACGGCGAAAGCCCGTTCCCGGCGTCTCTTCTTCCGCATACAGATTGCACACCGCCCGGCTTGCTGCTTCAGCAGAGCATCGTACTCGCCTTCCCCAAGACCCCGGCGAGTATCCCGAGCCTTCTCGTTGCGACAGGAATGACAGTAGCTCTGTCGGTTGAATGCCGATGTCTTTCCCCCACGACCGAACTCAAGGATCGACTTGCTTTCCCCACACGAAGCACAAGGTCGTTCGATCCCGGCGTACGGCTCTCCGAGGGGTGTATTTCCCGTCTCGATGCAAGCGATGGCTAGAGCCCGCCACGCAAGATGCACCAGCGCAGAAGCACGCGAATCGGGGTCTGGCCCTTCCTCATTCTCCCACGCTGCGAGGTGACGGTAGAGTGCAGGCCAGTGGGAGCCGTCACGATACCATGGCGGCTTCTCCCCAGACTGCCGCTTCCTACTTCCATCCCCGGTGGCCTTCTCCAGTTCCTGTCGGAATCGAGCAAGAACATCCTCACGTTCGGCAGCCCAGTCTGTCTGTTCGTTCATGAACTACCCTCCGGGAGATGATCCCGTTTGAACGGTGTGTCAACGTGGATGTCGTAGCCGGAAATCTCGCGGAGACTCCAGAGGAGTTCTGATTCTGTTTTGCAGATCAAGTCCGCGAAGTTCGGCATGATGTCGTAACGGTCAGGGTCCTGCCCGTCAAGGAACAGAACAGTCTTCTTGCCCCGGCCCTTCGCATAACCGAGTTCGAGCATCGCTGACTTGCCCGCAGGCATCGCCAGTACGACGACATCCGCCATATCGATGTAGCTTCGATCGAACAGGAAGATGTTCTGTGCGGCTCGACCGCGCAGGGCTTCTTGGTAGCTAAGTCCCCGCCGACGGGAATATTCTTGCCAGTTCAGGTCAGCCATCTCGCCGGGCGTGAACCATTCATCCATGACATCGTAACCTTGTCCACGAAGCAGGTTGCCAATGTCAGGGATACGCTGGTTCTTCAGAGCACCAATGAGGTAGACGAACGTCTGTTCCGGATTCCGGTCAAGGTAGGCCATCAGTCGGCGAAGCGTAGCCGGATTGTCCTTCAACTGTCCGAGACCCCAGTTGCAAGACTTGCAAAGCAGGCCACGAATCTTCCCCGTCGCATGGTCATGGTCGAGGTGAGCGGACTTGTTGATGGGAGTGAGACACCCAGCGCAAGAGTTCTGCTGTCTCGCTAGTTGCTTCTCGACATCCTGCGCGGACCATCCGTGCCGATACTTCCGGACCGCATCCGTGTTCCGCTCTGGATGCCGAGCCCGGTACTTTGCCTGTCGTTTGCGAGCCTTTGCCTTCTTCTCCTCAGGTGTCACGTCAGGTCTCCGAAGATATGAGGCGCTTCACGAGCGAGGACATCCAGCACCGCCGAGGCAAGGTCCCTGATCTCACGATCGGCATGAGGCGAGTTCCGCTTCTGGATGAACTCCCGCCACGTCCGGGCGTTGCCGGTGACCATGATCTTCGTCTCGGTCGACTCCAGTAAGAATCCCCGTGCCAGACCACGCATCCGCTTTGTCTCGGTGGTCGTCGTCTCCTCGACTGTCTCGTGCAGTTCCTCCATCGCATGATGGTACCGCTCGCGAGACCGCTCGAAGTGTTCATTGAGGAGTTGCCCGAGAGAGGTGTTCTCTAGTTCGGCAGCCATCACTAGCTTCGCGGTAGAGTGATCGACGTACCGCTGCGACAACTGGCTGAAGCTGAAGTGACGGTGACGGACCAGTTCATGCGTCAGCGAGCGCGAGACGCCCGTGAAGATGAAGGTGTAGTTGGCGTGCTCCAGCACCGAGAAGTGCTGCTGGCCGATGATGTTGGCGAGGTACTGGGCGTTGGTCTTCCGGCCCTTCCCGAACGACATGTAGCAGAGGCGGCCACCGATCTCGGCGAGCGTCTCGCCGTCGGACGGAGGCTCGACCATGTATTGTGCTGCTTCGGGCAGGTTTTCGTCCCGAGCAAATGCAGCGAAAGCTGTCCATTCCAGACGGGGCTTGCCCACGAGGTACAACTTCACTTGGTCCTCCGCTTGCGGGAACGCCCGCCCTGCTTATTGAAGGTGTAGCCCTCGGCGAGAGATTGGGCCACGTACTGGGCCTGCTTCCCGACATCCTCGGGTGTGTGAGGTTGGAAGAGGGTTGAGTCAACCCGCTCCCCGTTCACGATGACTACGAGACGGGTAGATGGCTTGACCGGCATGGGTGGATATTTCCTCTCGGGGAAGAGTTCAAACTGCTCCAGAAGCCGTTCCTTGGCCCGGAGCAGTTCGATGTCGTAAAGAAAGGGGTCACGTCCGTCCACGGCGTCTCCGCATACGGCGGTCAGTTCGGACCCTATGACAGTTCGCACAGACAACGTCACACTTCTTGATCTCCGCTCGGATGCGTTGTTCTCCCCATCCGAATCTCAACCATTGCGAGACATTGCCGGATTTAGTGCCGCGAACGTGATCGAAGTCCAACACAACTGGTGGGTATGTCTTATGGCAGACCTTACAGAGCGCTCCCTTCAACTCCAGCACAAGAGCCCGGAGCCTTTCCGTATATCGGCGTTGATACGCGCGGACCTTCCTCCTGTTCTTCCGGTAGTACTTGCGATGGTACTCACGAGAGTTACTGGACATATGGTTTCAATGACCCCCATGAGCCATTCGGAGCACCGACCTCGATCTCCACAGGCAAGTACCAATCCTTCGCTACACAATCGAAGCGCGTCTCCATGATCGCCTTTGCTCCGAGGGCTGCCTCAGATACCTTGCTCGGTGGTACCGATAGCAGGATAGAGTCGTGTACAGTCGTGACCACTCTGCCCCCCAACTTCCTTACGAAGTCGGCTACACGCTTCAGAACGCACCAGAGAACGTCAGCTACGACGCTCTGAGGAATAAAATCCGCGGCTGCGGGTGCTTTTCCGGAATGGAAGAAACGAGTGCGACCGAAGGGATTGGTGATGTAGTGCTGGGATTCACACAACGCAACCAGAGTCTGTTTGTATGCAGTGGCGTCACTGTAGTAGCCCCAGATGCTCTCCGAGATCGCGAGACAGTCCTCGGCCGAGACGTAGATGTGCTCCTGCTCCAGAATCATACTCGACTGCTTGGCCGGCCCGGCAAGATACTGCGAAGCGTAGGTTACGTTCTTCGCCACCTTACGGCTGATTCCGAGACGGTCAGCATTCTTCTGATGCATGTCGGATGAGAGAAGGTCGGCCAGTAGCTTCTGATCTCCCGACATCCCAGCCAGCACGAACAACTCGGCCGACTTATAGTCTAGTTGAACAAAGCAGTGGCCTCTCTCTGGCACATACAGCCGTCGGACTTCCTTCGGCTGGTTCTGGATGTTCGGCTTGTAGGACGCGAGCCGCCCTGTGGCAGTCGTGCCCTTCGAGTTCATCTTCTTGCCGCCTCGCTCGTCGTCCTTCGACGCGGGCAGGTAGCTCG